AATCTATGGTTTGTTGTACCTATTCCAACTCCTGCTCAATATTTCCGTGTTCGTGAAACAGGTGGTGCAACACTTAATGTTCAAGAACTTTTTTTTAATACTGTTATCCTTGATATTCCAATAACTCGTATTTCTCGTGCTGAGTATATATTTCTTCCAAATAAAAATACATTGGGTAGACCTACAAGTTTTTATGTCGATCGATTAATTAATCCTATTGTTTATCTCTGGCCTACACCAACAGCACTTTATAACAATATGTTTTATACAAGAGTTCAATTGATTCAAGATATCGGTCAATTAACAAATAATCCTTATATTCCGCAAAGATTTTATGAAGCTTTTTGTGCAGGTGTTGCAGCAAAGCTGGCACTTAAGTACACACCTCAAAAATATGAAACCTTACAACAGCAAGCCGATAATACATTTAATATTGCTTCACACGAAGATACAGAACGAGTGCCACTTAGAATATATGGCGATTACACTCAAGGATGGAGCAGATTATGAGTTTTCGTCCAAAAGGTAAACACGTTCAAATTGATGTTAATTTTCCAGAAGGTCTTGGAATTTGTGATTATACAGGATTTGTCTTTAATCATAAAGATCTTGTTAAACAAATGGAATGGCGTGGAAATGGCTTAATTTGGACAGGATATATGGTTGGAAGACCTTACCTTGATGTACCGAATGAGCAATTAAGACCACCTATTTTACCACCAGATCCTGTGCCACTCAGGTTACCAAGACCACAACAACCACAAACTATTTTTTGGAATATCAATCCATTTCCTAATTGGAATCAATGTTCAACATATGAATTTATATGGGCTAATATTAGTGGATATGAAGATGGTATAGAAGCTAATTCTCCTGCTCAAAGATCTTCAGATTTATATAATTTTTATTGGGGATGGGCATGACAAATCTAACAAATCAAACACAAGCTGCAACTTATCCAGATCTTATAACTACGACTAATAATGGTATGGGATTTACGAATGTTTTGGCGAATGTGCAAGATGGACTAGGAAATAATAGCCCCATGCAAATTGCAACAAATGCAATTAATTTTAATAGAGGGTTAGGTTCCTTTCAACTTGATGGCACTGCAATCACCGCTACAGCAGCAAATATAAACTCAGTAACACAAACAAATCCTGTTTTCCCTGGAACATATGTTGTTATTCCTTCTCATACAACTGCTGGGCGTCCTGGCGCTCCTGTTGCAGGTACGATGGGATTCAATACGACTACATCTATGATGGAATATTGGAATGGCGCCACTTGGATCAGTTTTTAAGGAGTTAACATGGCAATTAATATAATTTCACCTGCAACTTTTACCACCAGTATTTTAATAGGTGATCCAGCTTTTACAAATAATGCTGGTCACGATTCAATACCTTTACTTACAAGAAGAAATGGTTCACCCGTTTCTGCTGCTATTGAAATTCAATCAACAGATAGTGCGTTATTAGTATCTCGTATGACCACTACACAAATGAATGCCATTCCTAATCCTACAAATGGAATGCTCATTTATAATACAACTGCTAATCAACTTTTCTCTTATACAGCAGGAATATGGGTTGGTGTAGCAGGAGGGGGTACAGGAACAGTTACAGGACCAGGAGTTTCTGTTGCTGGAGATATTGCTATCTTTGCTGATACGACTGGAAAAGTTATAGCAGATAGTGGTGTAGATATTATTCGAGTTCCAGTATTACAAAGTTTATTAAAACATAATTTATTAGATAAAAATAGTCCTATATTAGAAGTAACATTAGCAACTGGTAATGAAATAGGTAATCTTAGTCATATTCGATTTATAAATGATGCTGGTCTAATTTTTGTTGATACTTTAATGCCGGTTGAATTTATTACAAATGATTTCGGACCAAGCTCTCAAGTATGTTCCTTATTTACAGGAGATTTACCATCATCATCTACGACTCCTAGTGCTTTAGTTGAACTCCAATCAACAACTGGTGCTTTACTCTTATCTAGAATGAATACAGCCCAGCAAAATGCATTACTAGTACCATCTGGATCTGCTGGTATGATTCTCTTTAATACAGATACAGATACTCTTAATTTTTATAATGGAACAAGTTGGATAGCAAGTGCTACAGGAACAGGAACAACATGGGTTGATGCATTTGTTACACCTGCCGTGATGGCGGCAAATACAAGTTATGTTGCCGATAGTGCATCTCTTCTTACTTTTACACTCCCCACAACTTGTCCTTTTGGAACCATGTTTAATGTGACTGGAAAAGGTACTGGTGGATGGAAAATCGCGCAAAATGCAGGCCAGCAAATCAATTTAGGAAATACGGCCACAACTTCTGGTGCAACAGGGTTTCTGGCCAGTACCAATACATTTGATAGCGTAACATTAGTATGTGTAGCAGCCAATACAGAATTTGTCGTTTATTCTTGTATTGGAAATATAACGATCAATTAGGAGATTAAGGATGGCTTCAAATAATGCGATAAATGCCGGTACCTTTCCTGCATTACTTTTATCTAAAGGTGGAACTAATGCAAACTTAACAGCATCGAATGGTGGTATTTTTTACTCGACAGCTTCAGCAGGAGCTATTCTTGGAGGAACAGCAACTGCAAATCAAGCATTATTATCGGGATCTTCAACAACACCAGTTTGGTCAACAGCGACATATCCAGCTACAACAACAATCAACCAGATTCTTTATTCATCTGCTGCTAATGTTATAACCGGTATAACGACAGCGAACAGTGCAACTTTATATACCACGACAACAGGTGTTCCTACTATGACAGCAGCTATGACAAATGGTCAGCTGTTAATAGGATCAACAGGAGCCAATCCTGTTCTTGGAACATTGACTCAAGGGGCAAATATTACGATTACGAATGGTGCTGGATCAATTACGATTGCATCTTCAGCTATAGGTTTAACATATGTTAACCAGAATACCAGTTCAGTAACTTTAGCGCCTGATACAGCATATTACATTAACAATGGCGCTAGTCTTGTTACAGCAACATTACCTGCTACAGCAGCTCAATTTGATACTTATATTATAATTGGGGGTTCATCAGGCGGATGGCAAATAAATGTAGGTTCAGGTCAAACAATTAATCTCAATTCATCTGCAACAACTACAAGTACAGGACATTTAGCATCAACATATCGATATAATTGTATTTATGTAACTTGCATTATCGCTAATACAACCTTTGTTGCATTCAATGCTACAGGTGTAATTACAGTAGTTTAAATATTTAAAATGGAGATTTAAAATGGCAACACAATCTGCGGTAGACATAGGTTCAACAGCGGTTACAACCGTAGGTACCCTAACAACTGGTACATGGACTGCAACACCTGTTGCGCTGGCGTATGGTGGAACCAATGCTAATTTAACAGCATCAAATGGCGGTATATTTTATTCAACAGGTTCTGCCGGTGCCATTCTCGCAGGAACGGCGACTGCACACCAAATTATATTATCAGGTTCTTCTACCACTCCTGCTTGGTCTACAGCTACTTATCCGGCCACAACGACCATTAACCAAATTTTGTATTCTTCTGCAGCAAACACAATTACAGGCATAACGACAGCTAATAGCGCCACTCTTTATACTACCACAACTGGTGTACCGACATTTACAGCTGCTATGACAAACGGTCAGCTATTAATTGGATCAACAGGCGCTAATCCTGTTCTTGGAACATTAAGTGCCGGAACAGGAATTTCTATTGCCAATACTGCTGGTACAATAACAATAACTAATTCAGCATCAGGACTGCCTACAATTACCACAAACTATCAAGTTTTAAATACAACTACTGGGACTGCTGCATGGTATAGCCATTATTATGATTCTGGTTCTTCTGCATTTAATTTATTTGTTGGTAGTGGAAGCGGTAATGTCACTTTATCTGGATCAGCAGATTATGGATATGGAAATGGTGCGTTAAATAGCATCACTTCAGGATCAAATAATTGTGCTTATGGACAAAACAGTCTTTTTCATGAAACTACCGGAGGAACCAATTGCGCATTTGGAAACGGAGCCCTTGCTGCTCAGGTTGGTGTAAATGGTAATAATGCATTTGGGTATCTCGCTGGTAATGCACTTAGTAGTGGGCAACAAAATAATACTTTTGGATTATCATCTCTTACAACTGAAACTACCGGAAATTTCAATAATGCTTTTGGCTCTAATGCTTTGACTACTCAAAATGGTGCTACTTCAAATAGCGCTTTTGGACATTCATCTGGCTCTGCACTTACTACAGGAGGAAATAATAGTATTTTTGGGCATGTTGCTCTTTCTCATGAGACAACAGGTACATCAAATTGTGCATTTGGATATCAATCTCTTCTTGCTCAAGTTGGTGTAACTGGAAATAGTGCATTTGGTTTTCAATCAGGTAAAGCTATTACATCTGGTACAGATAATTGTACTTTTGGATATAATAGTCTTTCTACAGAAACGACCGGAACTGATAATTCTGTATTTGGTTATACAGCTGGCGCTACTCAAAATGGCGCAACAAACAATAGTATTTTTGGATCAAAAGCCGGAAATGCTATCACAACTGGCAGCAATAACTGTATGTTTGGTTATCAAGCGGGGTTATTATTTAATACAGGTTCATCAAATTGTGCTTTCGGGTATCAATCATTTTCAGCAGCATCTTCTTCAAGTGCTGGCAATACCTGTATTGGTTTTTCAACTGGATCAACTCGACTTTCATATACAAATTGTACCTTTTTAGGGAACGGCGCTGATTGCGGCGCAAATACTTTAAGTAATGCAACTGCAATAGGATATAATGCATCAGTTAATGTAAGTAATGCTCTTGTTTTAGGTCAGACTGGTACGGCAACAAACGTTGGCATTGGTACTAATTCTCCAGTTAATATTTTGCATATCGTTGGTACATATCAACAAAAAGGAATAACATCAGGATATACTGGTACAGATAAAATTGAAGGTCAAGTCAGCGTTCAAACAACAAATGCTTCCGCTACAACTGTTTTAACTGTCCCCGTTGGAACGACAAATGATCCTTGTGTAGTTTGTCAAGTTTGGATTAATTGTGTGTTATCAACTGGTGCTAGTGCTGCATATGCTTCATCAGTAGCATCAGCTTGGTATAATGGAACAACAACAGCAACTGTTGGTACAGCTCCTACAGTTACATTTACTACTACAGGAGCATTTGTTGTTGCAGCTACTTGGTCAGCATCAGGAAATAATCTTATTCTACAAGTGACAGGAATTATAGGAGATACCATTAACTGGGTTGTTTCATATCAATATCATAAAGTTACAACTTCAACTGCATAGGAGAAAGAATGCCACTCATTAAAGGTAAAAAAGCATGTTCGAAAAAAGGAATATCGCAAAATATAAGTACGGAAGTTCATGCGGGAAAGCCACAAAAACAAGCTGTGGCAATCTCTTTTTCAAACTGTAGGCAGCAAAAGAAAAAGAAAAAAGCCAAAAGAGGTAAATAGTCCATGCCTGCTATGACATATAATTCATTGGTAACACAAGTTCTAGATTATCTGGATCGTACAGATACAGATACGACAAATGAAGTGCCCAATTTTATATATCAAGCTCAGCAAAGAATATGTCGTGAATCAAAAAATATTGGTCTTGAACAATATGTAACAAGTTTTTTTATTCCAGGTACTCCAACTTATGCGAAACCAGCTCGTTGGCGCCGTACTTTATCATTTAAATTTGGATCAGGAGCAGGATTTAATACAGTTAATCAAATATATTTAAGATCTTATGATTATATAAGAAATTATTGGAATAATCCAACAACTCAATCACCTCCTGTTTATTATTCAGATTATGGATATGATCATCTTTTTGTGGGACCAACACCAGATCAAGCTTATCCTTTCGAATTTGCCTATTTAGAACTTCCTATTCCCTTAAGTGTCAATGTTCAAACCAATTGGCTCACAAATAATGTTCCAGATGTACTCTTATATGCCACACTTTTAGAAGCCGTTGGCTTTCTTAAAAATGATGAAAGAGTTCCAGTTTGGACTTCTTATTATGATCGTGGTCTGCAAAGTCTTAATAATCAAGATAATCAAAGAGCCTTAGATCGCACAAGTAATAGAGATGCAGATTAGGGAGCAATATGCCAGCTGGAAAAATATACCCTATCGTTTCACAAGCTGGCATAAAAAGAGATGGCACTCCTTTTGCTAGTAGATTTTATACGAGTGGGCAATGGTGTCGATTCCAACGTGGCCTTGCACGTAAAATGGGAGGATATCAACAAATAGTAGGTGGATTGCCTAATATTCCAAGAGGAATTTTTGTATATCCAGCTCAAAATGCATCAAACTTCTTTATCAACATAGGAGATTTCACTTCTCTTAATTATCAATTAATGGATCAATTTGGAAATGCAGCTGGGGGCTTAGTTAATAGAACTCCTGTTGGATTTGTTCCAGATGCCAATAATTTATGGCAATTCGATCAAATGTATAATATTGGAACAAATTCGAATGTTATCATTGCGCATGCAGCACCTAATTTAAGTTTTATCGGAAATAATGAAGCAACACCTATTTATTATGGGGATGCCTATGCTAATACACCTTTAATTCCAACAGGACAATCGGCCTCAGGTGGTGTTGCAGTCTTTCCACCTTATTTATTTTCTTTTGGTAATTCAGGACTTGTCCAAATATCAAATATAAATGATCCAACGACTATTTCTAATTCAGCTTTTGTTGCATCTCAAAAAATTGTAGCAGGAATGCCAACAAGAGGAGGTAATTCATCTCCCGCTGGTTTATTGTGGAGCTTAGATAGTGTTATAAGAGTAACAGCAGCAAACACAAATACTGGTTTACAATTTAAATTTGATACAATTACGAATCAGAGCTCAATTTTATCAAGCAGATCAATTGTAGAATATGATGGATTATATTTCTGGGCAGGTATAGATAGATTCCTTGTTTATAACGGAATTGTTCAAGAAGTTCCAAATCAAATGAATCTTAATTATTTCTTCTATAATAATGGAACTACTGGATTAAATTATGCTCAACGCCAAAAAGTCTGGGCAATGAAAGTTCCACAATATGGGGAAATTTGGTGGTTTTATCCCAGTGGTGTAAATACAGAATGTAATAGAGCTATAATTTATAATAAAAGAGAAAATAGCTGGTATGATACGAATATTACTCGTGGATCAGGCTATTTTGAACAAGTATTTTCAGATCCAGTTTGGGCAGATAGTGTTGCTACAGGTGGAACTTATAGTATTTGGCAACATGAATCTGGAGTCGATCAAAATATAGGCGGAAATCTAACAGCGATTGATTCCTTTATTCAAACCTCATTTGCATCTTGGCCTGCAATTGATCCAGGTGGAGGATGGACAGGTACTGATCGTTGGCTTGATATATACAGATTTGAGCCAGATATGTTACAGAATGGTAATATGAACTTAACAATTAATACGGTAGATTATGCAAGAGCAACGCCTGCGACTTATGGTCCTTTTACTTTTACTCCAACAGCAACAAAAGTTGATTTACGTGTACAAGGAAGACAAATGAATTTGTTGTTTGATAGTAATACAGTTGGTGGTTTTTACGAAATTAACCAGACCTTATTATATTTCAGAACTGGAGATGCAAGGACAAGCTAATGATACTACCGATTGGAATTAATTTAAGAAATTGGGCTAACTCATTATTCGTTGATTTTCCTAATGATGATATTCCTATTTTAACTCAAGAAGCAAATTGGAAAGAATGGGGAAATCGACTCGTTCAAGGTGAATCCTTTTTTCGCAATAATGCACCTTCGACTGATATATATGGTGATTGGCAACCTTGGGCTAATCATGTATTCTATGTTATGAATAATTCTAATGCTGATGGAAATGGAGAAACTAATGTTTAATCAAATGCCTATGTATTACGGTACGAGCCAAAATAATAGGATGCCATCTTATTATGGTAATACAGGAGATACTCCAAATCAGATGCCTTATGCGTATGGAATGACGAATGAAAATCCATTACCCATGCAACCTTCTCCTATAAGCTCCTTACCTCCATTATTTCCGAGCATGCTGACGCCTCAATTAAATCCTCAAGCTCCATTTACATCTCAAAATCTGATGCAAGCACGCTATGCAGAAGGAGGAAGTGTTAGACCTCAAAATTTAAGTCAAATGGCTGAGTTAATAAGAGAAGAAGGTGATGAAGATGATTCAATCTTAGCTCATATTAATCCTGAAGAAGCTCATGAACTCGCTCACAGTCATGGCATGGATGTTAATCCTCTAACTGGCTTACCTCAGTTCGGAAGATTTAGAAGAAAACTCAGACATTTTACTAAAAAACTCATCCATAAAGCAGTTCCAGTTGTAGGAGCTGTTTTAGGAAATACACTTTTGCCCGGTCTTGGAGCGCCAATTGGTGGAGCTCTTGCTAATGTTGTTAGGGCAAAAGTAGAACACAAAGACCCATTTAAAGCTGCTATGCGTGGAATGGGAGTTGGAGCTGGTTTAAGTTATGGTTTGCCTTTATTAGGTCAGGGGCTTTCATCATTAGGCGCAACAAATCTAGGAGCTGGATTATCTGCAATTGGAGCTGGACAATATGGACAAGGTTTAGGTGCTTTTCAACAAGCTATGGGTCCTAGTGCAGGGGCTATGCAAGGTGCACCAGGTGCTGCTGCAATGAAAGCTTTATCTCCTGCAGAAAGATTTCTTCAACAAGCCGCAAGACAAACAGCTGGAATGGGAGCTCGCTCATTATATCCTACTGGAGGTCTACCATCTAAAGAATCAGCCTTTGGTGATATACTTGGTAAAGGAGGGTTAAGCAACTTACTTCTACCTGCTGCGCTTCTTGGTACAGCTTTTAGAAAAGAGAAAATGAAACCTGCCTATGAACAACCATCTTTTGAAAATGTTCAGCAAATGATTGGACCGCAAGCATTGAGAAAGATGTATGGTCCAGAAGATATGCCAAATAGATTTTCTCCATTTACCAGAAAGAGACTTGAAGCTCCAGAATTAGAAGAAGAAATGGCAGGATTAAAACCTTATTCTTATTCTCCTTACTTTGAAGGATATTCAACAGGAGGACAAGTTGCTAGAGGTGGATTTATAACAGGCCATGACGGAGGCCAAGATGATAATGTACATAGAGATCTTCCTGAAAATTCATTTATTATAAATGCAACTGCTGTTTCACATTTAGGAGATGGCAACAGTTTAGCTGGAGCCAAAAAGCTTGATCATTTTTTCCATCATTTAAAACATCAACATGGATTAAGTGGATATCATATGCATGGAGGTGGAACAGCGCATAGAAAAATTGATGCGATGGTATCGGATGGTGAATATGAAGTATCTCCAGAGCATGTTGCTTCATTGGGAAAGGGTGATCTGCATAAAGGTGTTAAAATGCTCAATAATTTACAAAAGAACGTTTTATCTCATAAAGCTACAAAAAAATTACCTCCCAAAGCAAAAAGTTTATTTGTATATATGCAAAAAAGATCAGGAAGATAGAGGATAAATTATGTTTCAAATTGGATTAACTGAACTTCCACCTTGGCTTAAAGAACCCTATCAAAAAATGATACAAAGAGGAGAAGAATTTTCTCAGATGAAATATCCGAGATATGAAGGTCCGACAATAACACCTTTTACTAAACCAACTTTACAAGCATTAGAGTTAAGTCAACAATTAGGAGCACATGAGCCCTTTTATCGAGCAGCGCAAGAACAATTACATAAAGGTGCAGAAACTTTTCCAGAACATTATGAAAAGTATATGAATCCTTTTATTAAAAATGTAGTTGAACAACTAGCAAGTGTTGGTGGACGTAGTTTAAGGGAAAATATTTTACCTCAATTAGAAGCTCAATTCGTTGGTTTAGGCCAGGAAAGATCAACACGGCATGATGAACTCAGAGCAAGACATGCAAGAGATTTGGAAGAATTGATTCTTCGGGAACAACAAAAAGCATTAATGTCTGGTTATGGAGAAGCAGGAAAACAGTTTAACGAAGAGAAAATAAGACAATTAGAGGCTGGAAGACGACAAGCTGAACTTGGAAGATATGCGCAAGCTGGAAAAATTGGAGATATCGAACAATTAATGCATGCTGGTCAATTAGAACAAGCTCAAGCACAAAATGTAGCAAATGAAGCAAGACAGGAATTCTTAAGACAAGCTTATTATCCTCATCAAATGCTTCAACAACAAATGGGATTAATGCAAGGAGTTCCTCAACAAGGTATTACATCTCAAGCAATGTATAATCCAGCACCACAGGTTGCTCAAGTTAATATCCCAGGACAAATGGGAGCAGCTGCAATGGGACTTTATGGAGCGTCTCAAATGGGGCAAGGTCGTAAAGCCGGTGGTTCGATTAAATCTCCAAGATTGAAAAAACCATTTGGACTTTCATCTTTAAAATTTAAATCGAGTAATAAGCCTCAAAAACATATGAAAATGAAATTTAAAAATCCACATGAAGGAAGTTTTTAATGGATCCAAAACTTTTAGCTTATATGGAACAACATTCAAAACAACAAACAGATGAAGATAATCCCATTGAAAGTGGAACATTATCTGGAATGCAAGCGGCAAAACAATCTGTGGGATTAGATGAAGCTCAAAAAGCAAGAGCTCGTGGGATGGCTTTTATGACGTTAGGTCACCACTTAGCTCAGCCAGGTTATGGAAAGGGAACAGCTGGAACCCTTAGAGCATTTACATCTGGTTTGCTTCCTTCAGCCCAAGCCTATGAAAGCTCAGCTCAACAATCTGAAGCCTTAAATGTTCATTTAATGAAACAGCAGCAAATGGAACAATTAAAAAGATTTCAATTAGAGCAACAAGCAAGATTATTACAAGATAAAATGGCACAAAGAGCTCAAGAACAAGAAGCATTGCAACAGCATCGTGGAGCTCAACTTGAGGAAATGCGAGGATATCATCAAGGTAGACTTGGACTCGAGGAAAAGAAATTAGCTGAGAAAGCTGGGATATTTCCAGGGATGGAAAATATGCCTGGAATTCCATTAGCATCTTTGACCACAGCGAATAAAACAGCTGAACATAAAATTTTTAATGAACATAAATCAGCGATTAAAAAAAATGAAAAATCTATCCATATTTTAGATGAAATACAAAAAATATTTAATCAATATCCTGATATTGGAGATAGCTACGCTCACTTAAATAATGATGAATCAATTGTAGGGAAAACTATAAGAAAATTTATGCCTAAAGATAAATTAAGTGCCATTCAAAAATTAAATAAATTAGGAAATGAGTTGATTTTTGAAAAAGTAAAAGGAATGCCAGCAAGAGGCATGAATATGTTTATAGAGAAAAAGATTGCACAAGCAGTTGCGTCTGGTGAATCCACAAAAGATGCTGCCGATTTTGTTATCAACGAAATGAGAGATAGTGCAAATGAAAGCAATAATTATTCAAATAATTATGTTTATGGATATCAAAGAGGTTATATTCCTTTTGTAGAAGAAAAACAAAAAGCAGAAATAGCTCCAGCTACTACGCCTGAAACTCCAATGGCGCAATCAGGAACAGTTAGAATGCAAACACCAGATGGAAAAACTTGGTCTATTCCCTTAGATAAAGTTGAAACAGCAAGAGCTCGTGGAGCAATTGAAATTGGCCAATAATTACGATCTTTCAGATTTAGCGATTCCAACACAACCAGATCAACCAAATTTTGATCTATCGGATTTAACTGAACCTGAAGTTCCAGCACCACAAGAACCATCTATGCTTCAAAAAGCAGGAGCACTTGGAAAAGGTGCAGTTGCAGGAGCAATTGGTGCTATCCCTGATACCTTAACTATGCCTTACAATTTGATTCAGCAGCTCTATGGTGCAGCCAAAGAACATTTTCCACAAGCAGCACAATACGCTCCTATGGCACCAATTTTAGAAGCGCAAAGAAAAGTATTTGGTGAACAAATTCCATCGGCAACACAAGCGATAGAAAAAGGAATTAGTAAACTAACTGGTGAAACTCCTGAGGAAGTAAAACATCTCGAAAAAGGTGCAGAATTTGCAGGATCTCTTTTAGGTCCAGGTGCAATGGCAAAAGGAGTTGGAAAACTAGGACAAGCTGCTTTGCAAAAAGGTTTAGCTTCTATCGGAACAACTAAGCCCACAGAGCTTCTAGGAGCAGGTGTAGCGGGTACGACTATGAGCAAGTTGCAGGAAGAAGGGTATGGCTTACCAGCATCGATTGTAGGGTCTTTAACAGCAAGTGGTTTAACTCAGAACATTATAAATGGTACAAAACGACTAACAAAAGATGCAATCCCTAGAATTTTATCCATTGGGGCAAAACCAAGAGAAGAAATTATCCAAACTGCAAAAAAATATGGAATTGATTTACCAGCAAATGTTCAATTGAATAGTAAGCTTACTTCATTTCTGAATAATTCATATTTAAAAAGTGTATTTTCTGCAAAGCAATATCAAGATTCCATTAAAAATGCTGATCAGAAAATGATCGATACAGTTGTGAATAAAATTAATTCCGTTAATCCAGAGATTATGGAAAGAGAATCTGCTTCAAAGATATATAGAGAAGCATTATCAGAGGAAGCAATCCAAACTGAAAAGAAAGCAGATGAGCTTTATAATGCTGCTCGTGAAAAATTAAGTCCAGAAGATAGAGTTAAGCCATCTCATACTTTAAATGCTTTAAATGAATTAAAATCTAAATTATCAGCTTCTGTTCCTTCTGCTGATATGAAATTTATGCTCAGTAAAATTTCAGATTTAGAAAAAGCTTGGAATTTAAAAACAAAAAAACCTTTAATGACGATAAAAGAACCAACAGAAAATTTAGAAAAATATATATCAAAAATTTTACCAAAGCAGAATGAAGTTCCTTTAGATTCACTCATTCAACAACGCTCTGCATTTATGCGAGATATCAAATATGGTGAAGAAGCTCGTGGAGCTAAAGGATTTATGAATTTCTTAATTTCAGCTATTGATAAAGATATATCATCTGCAACTAATCAAGATTTTGTAAAGACATGGCGTGAAGCTAATAAATTTTATAAGAATGAAATTGCAGATCGAATTCGATCTGATTTTTCCCAATCTATAACTAAAAATGAAATTCCTAAAGAAGCTTATTCTTATATGAGTTCTCCTCAACATATTCAAGAATTAGAGAGAATGCTTGGTACATCGCCTGCGACAAAACAAGTTATGAATGCTTTAAAACGTTCAAAATTGCAACAAGTTGTCATGGATCGAGTTAAGAATGCTGATGGTTCGATAAGTTATGCAAATTTAGCAAATATGTTTAATAAAAAAAGTACACAACAAGGAATGCTGAAATCATTATTAGGTAATGAAAATTACAAAGAACTTTCAGAACTTGCGCAAATAGGTGCCGGATATACAGGTGCAGGTAAATCGTTTGCAAATCCTAGTGGATCAGCTCTTACAAAACAAGATTTTGATAAGATTGGTAATTTTATGACGCTTGCTATAACAGCTGGAACAGCTGGTATAGCTAATCCTTATTTCATATCCAAAGCCGTTTCAAATCCTAAATATATAGAAAAAGCAGTAAAATATGCTCAAGCACGAGCACATAAGAATATTCAACAAATGAATAAATATCAACGAGAAATGAAACAAATTTATCTTCAAAATATACTTCCTGAGATACGAGAATCACAATCTTCATCAGAAGAATAATCGTAATTATTTTATGGTCATCAACAGATCATATTTTTCATTCGGCAAATAAGAATCTGGAGATTGAATAGGTTTTAATTGTTTTGCATGTTTTTTATCAAAATAAAAAAGTTTATATCCCAAGGAAAAAAAATTCTCTAAAAAGCTTCGTGGATCAGATCCCATATTCAATAAACTCTTTGGTTCATATTCGCAAAAAATAATCGGTCGATCTCTTTTGATCATTGAAAAACATCCTTCAAAAATTTGTCCTTCAGCTCCTTGTGCATCTAATTTAATCATATCAACTGACTTAATCTTCAATTTCTTAAGAAGGTCATCGAGACGAAAACATTCCACTGGTAGAGTTTCTTTCAATGTGATTAAATTTTCAGGCACAAGAGAATGACCTCCTGCATTCTTCATATCAATATAAAGATTGATGGTATCATTGACTCGACCTAACGCAGCTTGAAAAATAAGTATATTATCGTGGTTTAATAGCTTTACACTCTCTTTTAATTGAGAAAAAACCTGTGGTTCTGGCTCAAAAGCAAGTACTTTTCCCTCCTTACCAACACGATTTGAAGCTAATAATGCATAATGACCAAAATTAGCTCCAATATCGATAAAAGTCATTCCAGATTTGAGTCTTTCCAGTATCAAGTGCGTTTGGAGTCGTTCCCAAACTGCCCGTCTTGCAACTGTTCGACTCAAATTCCCTCTCTTGGGATGTGCATAAAGTGAATAATACTTTGTACGCATAAGAAAGGGCTTTTCTGGTCTCAACCCATAGAAAAATAGACGCCAAAGAAGATATAAACAATGGGAATCTACAATTCTCTCAGTTGGAAAAACATGAGCAATGAATTGAAATATTTTCTCTCTTATTTTAAATGCTCCCCACACCATGTTTGTACCTGCTGGGTTTTATCAGATTGTATCCATGGACCTTCTTTTTTATTACCTTGAAGTGTCCAATTACCATATACCAAACTTCCTAAGGGGAAAGTTGCTACAATTCTCTCATTAACATGATAACAATTTCCATGAGACCATTCTTGTTTTCTTGCATGTTTTTTTGGATACCATGTACGAACAACATATGGTGCATATTCACATATAAATTCACCAATTTTCTCTTCTGTTATTGTAGGTGTGTTAGCTAAGATATTCACTCTTTGCATGATAGCATTAAATTGATCTTTCCAATTGGCTAATTGATAATTTCCTAATTCTAAATCAACACAAAAATTTATTCCTTTAATCATAGAATCTATTTCTAAGAATTGCATTGGAGTCATTATACGGCGAATATCCTTCTGAAAATGCTTTACAGTATCTGTACGAATTTTTATCAGATAATTCTGAATTTGGGCCAACTCGAATTTAATCGTGGCGATATTTTTTTGTGGATGTTGATCTACAATTCTTTCACAATATCTTTCTAATTCATTTGAAATAGAATGTCTTAAGTTATTCATTAATTGGGAATTAAGAGTAGATGAAAAATTTGTTAAAAGTAATTTTTGTTGAGAATCAAGATCTATCATAACTCTTGGATTGTTCATATAAGAAGCATGAACAATTGTTTTTAAAATGTGATCTCGATTTCCGTCAAAAACTCCTTCTTTTTCTGGATAGGGAAAGAAAGAAACTTGAGTAAAGGTATTAAGAGCCAAGTGATTAAACAGATTTTTTACATTTGGATCTTTAAGCTCCTGAATATTATTATGTACTTCATTTTCTGCACAAAGCCGCATCAAATCAACAGTATAATCAAAACGGTCTTGTTTAGTTATCAAAAACGAAAGAGAATTTTTAAGAGATTGTTGATCTGGAAATGTCCGTGTTAATTTTGATAGAATCTTTAAGAATTGATCTCCACGATTTAAATTAATCAGTCCTTCTTCCATTGCAATCACAATTTTCGTTTTTGGATAAAGTGAAAATAACTCACGGATAGCAAAAGCGTTGATAATTTCACTTTCACTTCCTCTTGGATCACAGAACCCCGGACAATCCCAGTAAACGACTTTGTGATTTGGATCGCTTTGGTCAAACCAAGCGTTAGGACTTTTTGTACCAACAATAAAACCATGCACAATATTAATATTTGATAAAGGTTCGTCAGCTTTTATTCTAAAATTTTTAGCTCCAATTTTTTCTGCTATTAAATTTTTTCTGGCAAGACAGTTAATAATGGTACTTTTTCCTGATCCAGCAGGGCCAATAAATATGATAGCACCTTCTGCATCCTGATGATTTATTATAGCTTCTCTTGTTTGATTGTGAACTTGTTGAATACCAGTACGGATAGTTTCTATTTGTTCTCTCTCATCTTTATTCGTGGAAAATGCTGGATAACATAGAAAAATATAAAGAAAAAATCCAAATGTTAATCCTAACATAAAAAACAAATTTTTAATTTTTAATCCTGATTTTGGTTGATTAGCTTTTGTCATATACGATCTCCTTTTTGTTATTTTACATATATAATTTTATCTTTTTGATTTGCAACTATTTTTTTCTATTTTTACAAAAAATCATTTATTTGAACATTATGATATAAGATTTTATGATTAAAAAGAGATTGATCTATTAAATTCTAAATAATTTATCGCTTAAAATTAATTATCTGTTGCTTTTTAAAAGAATTTTCTTTAGAATTCGTTTCCCAAGGGCCATGTACTTTTTCGTACCACGGGCTAATTGTTGAAATAGCATTTTTATAAATTAATTGATATGTATCATTCAATTTCATTGAAATACTGTAAAGATCAAAATTAATAATCATTCCACGCAGTTTAATGCCATTCGTTAAAAATATGATAACTTTAGCCTCATTTTCTGCTAAGTTTTTCAGAAATTCATATTGTAATCTATTGCCTTCATTTGTATCCATTGTTATAAATCCTGTATCAATAATTTTTTCTCTTTTTTACACTTAAATGAAACCATCAATTTGCGAGTATTAAATTTATAATTAATAATCTCAGCCCAAATTTGTTGATTTAATTTATAAATCTCGAAATAATTTATATCATATTTTTCTACAAGAATAGCAATATAATTTTCTAATGATTTATTAAGTGTTGGAATATCATATAATTCATTTAAAACTGTTTCATTAATTAAAGTAATATGTTCATCCTGAATTTTACTTTTTATTAATAATTTTTTTAAATTGTCGACCAATGCGTTGTTCATTTTTTCCTCATTTTTTTATATAAATTTGGAGAAATTTATTGCATTGAAATTATGATACATATATAATTCGCAAAGCCATCAAACCAGTCTCCAAGGCTATTTGATGGTTAGAGGTGACAAAAGCTTAAAACGTTTTTGTCGCCTCGACTAACTTAAGTATTTCAGATATTTTAATTTAATGCAAATTAAAATTGTGGTTTCATTTTTCGAATTTGATAGTTTGATTTTTAAAAATCTTGTTTGATGTTTTAAGCAAAGTTTTTGTATATAAATGTGCATAACGTTCTGTGCTATTAAAATTAGAATGGCCTAATAATTGAGATAATTCATATCTATCAATACCGTTGTTAATAGCAACACTCGCAAAAGTGTGGCGCAAATCATGAATACGAACATCATTTAAGTTAAGATTTGCTCTTATTATATCCCATGTAGAATCAATATTTTTAATATAAGAATTAGAATTGGTACTACAAAATATATATGGATTATTCTGAATTCGAGGAACTCGATTTAAAATAAAGAGTGCTTCATCATTCAATATAATTACTCTTTTACCAGTTTTGGAATCATGAAGTTGAGCAATTTTCTTATCTAAATCTACATCTTCCCATTTTAACTGAACAATCTCATTTTTTCTTTGACCGGTATAAATTAAACATAATAGAGCAAAATATAAATGAGAGGATCTTCTTCCATTCTTTATTTGATATTCAAGATGTTGAGTTAAATTTGATAATTCTATATCGGATAAATATCTTACTCTTTTTTTAGATGATACTCCTTTTACATGAAAACAAGGATTAGAATGTTGAGAACGTAGATTACATATTTCTGCATGATTAAAAGCAGTTCTTAGATATGATAAAGATATAGAAAAAACAGATTTAAAATCAATTGTATTTTTAAACTTAATTATATCAGAATATTCAATTTTATTAAGTTCCATATTTCCAAAAAAATCTAATATTCTTCTAAAATTACAATCATTGCTTTTTATAGTTGATTGTTTTTGTTTTTCTTGTATATATTCTTTTTCAAATCTGACCCAAAATTCTTTAAAGGTAATAGACTTTTTTTGTTCTTCAATTTGTTCTTTAATTTTAATTAATGGATCAGTTTGATTATAAATCTCAATTGCATATTTACGTGCAATATTTCTTGCATCTTCAAGATTTAAAACTTTAACATCTCCAAGTTTAATCTTCTTTCGAGTTTTATCGACAGGTGATGTATATCGAAAATAATATGTTTTCTGATTAGATGGTAAAATTCTGCATCCTAATCCTTTTATCTGATCATCAAAGAGATAGAATTCTTTCTCTTTAGGTAAAGCTTCGTCAATTATAGCTTGCGTTAATTTTTTCATTGTTTTTCTCCTTTGGGTACCACAAATGTTGGTTAATTTTTTATGGTACAACCAAGGTACCATTAAACTGATTAAAATAGCAATAAATAAAATCAAACTTTTAAATTAAACAAATTTATAATGTGGGGTTTTCCTTTAAAACTTAATACTATATTGAATTTATGGTAGCAGATAAGACTTTAAGAAATTTTGATATATTTTTTGTCACAATACAACCCACATGATTTTTAATTTAAATACAAACCAACACTGTATTGAATTTTACCATGATATATAATTATATGGTACCTCCTAATGGTACCTTCCATGCTATTTTTATAAAATCATTCTATTTTTATGGATTGTCTTAATTCTAACAAACTGTTAGATTCCGATGGGCTAATAAAAGATTACAGGAATGTGGAATTAAATTCCAGGGAGGAGATGAAAAAAATATAGCAAAGCATTATATATGGAAAACGAATCTAAAAAAATTAACGTCTATATAACTAAAAAACAGGACACAGAGAACATGCAAATTATACTACAACACGGGTTTATTACGTTTGTAAGAAGATATTGCAACCGTGATTTTGGAACGACTGAATTATTTAAAGAAACAATTCATGAATACTTTTTTTCGAAAAAAGAAATACCTATACAGAATTTTTCAGATTTGTCAAGATCTAAAAGTGATCTTGCTCTTTATGCTATTGAAGGAATTTTTTGTCCCACGAAAGATATCGTCAGACTACAGGCTGGCTTTATGGATAAAAGTGAAATCGCCAATGTATCTTATGATGTGATTAAAAAAGAAGAAATAATCTTAGCGGTTAAGCTTTTCAGATTAATGCTCATGAAAATCGATATACCTTTGTATTTGTGTTATGAAAAAGGCGACTTTCCTAATCGTACAATGAATTCTTCAGAGATCTTTTTATATGAAGAAACATTTTATGAACTTCTAATGAACAATTTCGAAAAGACTATGAATGGAGCGTATATCAAATATGTGGAACTTGATCTTCAAAATGCTATGAACATTTTCTTTAAGCAATTTAATAAGGAAGATTCAGAATATCTTGGTTATAGACAGAATGAAGACATAGACTTGTTTTTTAAGCTCTTTATCGAAAAAGAAGTTGAAAACATTTTAAAGATTTTTCCTAATGATTCTGATTGGAACATGAAAGAAGAAGAAGATTGTAAAGTCTCTTTATATATTCAAAGAACCTATCATATACGGCAAACGAAAGTGAATAAGTATGTACTTCCAATGCTTGCTGATGTGAGAGCAAGGAACAACTAGTTTCCTAAGATTAACCCCCGCTACGCAGTGATTAACCTCTAGGTTATCTAAATTTAGACATAATTACAAAAAGTGATCGAATTAAAAACGAATGTATGATTTGCCACCAATCTACAGAGTCACTTGGCCTTTACGGTTGCTTCCTCTGAGAGGATTTGAACCCCTGTCTACATCTATTAATAATTCGATCAATTCAACAATATCATATGTATTTACAAAAAACAAGTCAATTTAATTCAGTTGCACGCAATTTGAGTGCAACTGGTGGAGAAGGCAGGATTCGAACCTGCGTAGACGAATCGGCGGATTTACAGTCCGCTGCTTTTGACCACTCAGCCACTTCTCCATGATAATTTTATATAATAAAAAAACCACGAGGAGAACCCCGTGGTAGTAGTATGATTATTAATCAAAAAAATTACTCTATTTACAGAAAGGCAAATCCGAAAAGGCAGCGATTTACATTCACCTTTAAACAATACCATTTCTCTTAATCTTTTCAATTAAATTTTTTTAATTGTTTTTTTTCGATACAAAAAATCTTTTTGATTCTTATTCCCTCCATTTTGTTCATTTGGTTTAATTAGCCATAATTTATATGAAAGATATAAAATGATAGAAAATGAAATAATAGAGAGCAAATTACCAGCAGATGCATTAGAAGCTATTGAGCTACATGAGAAGTTATTGAGTGTATTAGAAGTAGCCAACATATTAAGAGTATCCAGAGCCACACTTTGTAATTTTAGAAGAAAAAAAAATGGCCCACTTTATGTGAAAATCGGTCGTGAATTTAAATATCCCGAGAAAAAATTATACGAATTTATAAATAAACAAGTCAACCTATAAATCAATTATTAATTAAAGGAAAATAATAAATGTTAATTTACCAATTTGATATGGATAAAGAAGATTTTTATAATCATGACTTATGTGATGATATTTCAAGAGATTTTGAAGATCAAATACTCATTAGAACAATCGCTCTTGATATTTTAAGAAACTGGAATTCTTATCGCAAGTCTGGCCATGATATTATGTCAGAATTCTTATTCTCAATCGATGAATTATCGGATTTCTTTTATATACGCATTGATAAATATGATGAATTCAGAGAACTTCTCATAAAAGCTCATAAATTTTTTCAAAAGAAAAAAGATAAATATGGCTATGCCAATATATCTTATAAAATCTGCGGTACCATTTATTTTTGTGTTCCAAACTTATTAATCCAATGGCCACTTGTGGAACAAATTATTTTGCAAAGTGTTTACTACACTCAAGAAAGATAATAAATAATGGATGATTTTAAGAGAATAAAATCTTTTGTTGAAGAAGGAATTTGTTCAACTGAATCTATTCTACATTTCTATAATGAAATGAATAAAGTTGTAAATTGTTTTGAAAATATAAACAATCATCAAACTCCTATTCTTTTTTTGTTAGATGATTTGCTTATATATTTTCCAAATTTTCAAATAAGCGTCATGGATAATTATATGCGAAATAGAGGATTTAAAAAATTCCATGATGATTCAAAAGTATTTTATAAACTTTCTGATATTCTAGCTTGCTTTGATTTTATGTTTAAATCATCTGGTATCTCTAAATGATCAGATACGATTATTTTCAAAGTGTAAAACATGTTTTACCAATTGCTCAATTTCAAACATTTGAAGATTTTAGTAGTAAATTTATTGAGTTTGAAGTTATCGAAACAAAAAACGAACGTAATAAGTGTTTTTCATTTACACAATATTTTCCAGGTCTTACTCGTGGAAAAGACAATATAGAATTTATAACTGGATTTGTTTTTGATTTTGATAATAAGGATTGTGAACCAATTAATCCCAAAGACATATTTGCAAAACTTGAAAATTTATCGATTGCTTATTTATGGTACCACACTTTTTCTCATGCAAAAGATAATTTAAGATGGCGTTTAATAATTCCTTTTGGAAGATTTGTTAAATCTGATGAATGGGATGATATATATGATAGAGGATTAAATCTTATAGGAAATCCTCCAGGAATCGATCCAGTATGCCGTAAAACAGCACAAATCTATTTCTACCCTTATCAACCTAGCCGACCCAATTCTCTGTTTATTGCAGAAAGTTTTAAAGGACATTTATTAGATCCAAATGATCTTGATAAACTTGAAATCAAAAAACAAGAGATTATTACAATTCCAATCGAACCGTCGACTTATCCTAAACTTGGAAAAAAGCCGCTAGATGAGTTTGATAAAATAAAGGAAGCTTTAACCTATATATCTCCAGATGTTGAATATTTAGAATGGGTTAAAGTTGGTATGGCTCTTAAAAGTGAGCTTGGAGAAGCAGGCGTTGATATATGGGATAACTGGTCGAAAAATGGTTTGAAATATGGTGGAAGAAAGGAAATCTTATATCGCTGGGCAACGTTTAATAGCCAAGGAGTAAATATCGGAAGTTTATATGCTCTTGCAAAAGAGAGAGGTTATAAGATTCCGAATCATTTAGCTGAAACCAAAACTCTCATTAAAACAACATATATTGATAAAGACATTTCCTTATATACAGAACCTGAAGAAGATGTCATTGATGCAGCGTTAAGCAAAATACAGCCTTTTATTTGTAGGGACATGTTTGATATCCCCGATAAAGTCTTAAAAGAACTTTATGAATGGATTAATCAAACATCTTTTATTATCCAACCTATTTATTCAATTGCAACTGCCATATCAATTTTCGCTTTTTTGAAAAGAGATATAATTTGTAGTCCCACAAATATCAAAACAAATCTTTATATACTATCTATGGGTCCGAGTCGATCAGGAAAGAATAATGGCTTGGCGCGTATTTATCAAATTATGCAGAAATTAAAACTTGAGAATTTCGTAGTTTCAGGAATTGGTTCTCATCAAGGCCTTTTAAGACAAATGAATGAAAATAAAGGAGCTATCTTCATCACAAATGATGAAATCTCTTATATGCTTGGTAATGTGCAAAATAAACAAGCAAGTTCACATGAAAAAAACATTGAACAAAAGTTATTATCTCTATATAATTGTAAATTTCAAACTACAGATGCGATAAAAGGTGAAAAAATGGAAAAGATTTCTGATCCATTTCTTCATGTTTACAGCACCACAACTGAGCAAATTGTTAATATCTTAAAACCTCATTCAGCTACTTCAGGCTTATTGGCGCGTTTTTTAATTTTCCAAGTCACACCAGGAATGCCTTACATTGAAAATATTAATCCTTATGATGAAATACCTGCATCATTGCTTGAAGGACTCGGCGAAATACAAAAAGATTCCTTTAGAAAAGCGATATTTGAAGAAGAAGCGGCTCAATGGTTTAAGCAATTTCGAGAAAAAATCAGACCGATTCAACAATTATTGAATAAAGAAAATACCCGAGTAGATTCACTTTTTGGCAATTTATCTGAACAAGCAACAAAATTATCTTTACTTACAACACCTTTTAAAAATCATATTCCTTTTAGTCATAACTCAAAAAATACTGTAGAGAAATGGCCATTTATACGGCTTGAAGATATTCAATGGGGAGTTGCAGTTGCTTTTCATTGCTTGAAGAATAACATTCAAATAGCTGCTCAATTTTCAGATAACTCACATGAAAAAGTCATTAAAAAGATAAAAGAGATGCTTAAAGCTAAAACAAAAGAAGGAAATTGGATTTCTAAATCTGATCTTTATAAGGCTATTAATTGCGAAGCAGGTCTATATGCTTTTGAGGGATATTTAAAGCTACTTTATGACGGAGGAGAAATTGATATTGAGAAAAATCAAAGAGCAAGAGGATTTAAAGTAAGATGGATCTCATCAAAAATAAGAAAAGAAATGGAAAAAAATAATGCGTTTGCTAAAGAAATAAAATTATAGATTGGAGATAAAATGGTTGATTTTAAAAATGCTAAACCTGTATTTGATGTTGTGATGCCTAAAATGATTATTTATGGCACTAATGGTATAGGTAAATCAAGATTTGCAATGCTTTCCCCAAATGCAATCTTTTTAGATTTCGATAAAAATCTAGGTCAGTACAAGGTTGTAACAAACAAGAGTGAAGGAATAAATTGTCCTTTAGAGAATTATCAACAAGTGATCGAATTTATTACTCTTCTTATAAATGAGCCTCATGATTTCAAAACAGTGATTATTGATACTTTTAGTTCTCTTAATATGATCGTAGAAAATCAGGTAAAACTTGAGCGTAACATCATATCAGTTGGAGCTCTCCCTTTTGGTGAAGGATATCATTACACAAAAGTATTGTGGGAACAGATATTAAGAAAATTAGATTATCTTTGGGAAAAAAGAAAAATGATGATTATTTTATTAGGTCATGATCAAATTAAAGAAATCAAAGATCCAATTAATGGTAATTATCATGGTTATGAAATAGCACTTAATGAAAAGATCATCACAATGTTCCGTCATTGGTGTTCTATTATGCTCTATGCGACAAATGTTAAAAGATTTAGGGAAGAAAAAGGAAAATTTGGTAATGTAAATAAAAGACTTTCTGAATCAAAACGTCTTCTTTATACAGAAGGAGATGAATTGTTTATTGCTAAAAATACTTATGATTTACCTCCAATTATTCCATTTGATAATGTAGAAGTTGCATGGGAAGTTTTTTATAATCATATTAAATCTTATTACAATCCAAAAACTACATCTGAAACTAAAACTGAAACCAAAGGAGATAAATAATGACTTTTATAAGCTTTGCTAAAGAAGATGAATTTGATCCAAATGATACTAAAAAAATAGGTGAGAATAAATTAATTGCACCAGGATCTTATACTGGAGAAATTACTGAAGCAAAAAATCTTGTTACAAAATTTGATTCAGAAGAAATATTTATCATAAAATGGAAGATAAAAGATCAAGAAATTAACAAAAGATTTAAGCTTTGGAATTCAACTGTCCGAACAAGAGTAAAAGCTCAACAAGATCTTATCAATCTTTTAAAACTTCTAAACATCAATATCTTTTTCACAGATAACTCGATTGATTTTGATTCAGATGCTCTTATTGGCAAACAAGCAGGAATTATCATCAATCAAGCAAAAGACGATAAAGATAGAGCTTATTCGTTTATTGAATCCTTCTATCCTTTAAATGATGAAAAGTCAGATAATAAAATCCTTGAAGATACGATTGGATTTTAAATGCATAATCCTTTTCAAGATATCGATCAACGAATCTGGGAGAGTTTTGTTCATCAGCCACGAGAAAAGCGTAATTACATTGGTGCCTCCATTGTGGGGCATTCATGTGATCGCAGAATCTGGCTTGAATGGAAAGGATATGTAAATTCCAAAGAATATATAGAAAAAGAAAAATTGGGACAGAAATATGAAATATTTCATAGAGGTAAATTAGAAGAAGAAATCTTTATAAAAAAATTAGAAAAAATTGGATATACAGTAAAAGACAGACAAGCCGAATTCTCTTTATATGATGGAAAGCTCCAAGGCCATTGCGATGGTATTATTGTTGATGATCAAGGATTTGAATATATGTTTGAATTCAAAACAATGATGGAAACAACTTTCAATAGTGTGAAAAAATGGAAATTAGAAAAAGCCCATATTCATTATTTATATCAAATTCAGCTTTATATGAATTTTATCAATTTTAAATCCGATCAAGAATGTAAAAAAGCTCTTATTATCTGTCAGAATAAGAATAAAGATTGGGAGAGATATCAAGAATTGCATAGATTGAATCCACAGATGATTCAAGGTGTCTTAGCGAAAATAGAACGTATCTTTTCTTATGAAGAGGATATGCCTGGTACCATATCACCTGCTGATAATCCTTCTTACATCTGTAAGATGTGTGAATACTTTAAATTTTGTTATCCGGAGGTAAAAGTGTGATATTTATGTTACATATTGTTATTGGAGAAGTAAATGACCTCTTTCAAACTTGATCTTATCAAACTTCTCATTCCTTCGCGCAAAATTACAAATATAAAATTAAAGGAAGAAGATGCAATATGTGTACAATTTGCTAATTATCTTCGTGAAATTACTTTAGAGAAAAACTTTCCCTTTATATGGTTCCATGTACCAAATCAATTCGCAATATCTCGCCCAATTTTCGGCCTTAAACAATCGTGGATGGGTAGGATAGCCGGAATACCTGATTATGTGTTCCTGGGTCATCGTAGCTTCGTTATGGAGTTTAAAAGCAAAACTGGACGCTTATCAGCTGTTCAACAGATTGTTCAAGTGTGGTGCGAAAAAGCAAATGTGCCATTTTATGTTGCGAGGAATTTTGAAGAAGGAAAAGAATTTGTTAATTCTGAATGGCAAAAATTAAACTTGAATTTACAAAAATAATTCTATTCAATATCTAAATCTAATATATTTTTTACATCTAATTTTTCAGCTTTATCTTTTTTCTTTATATATTCTTTATATTTGTCCCACTCTTTATCAATGAGGAAAAGCTTTATATTATTTTTTTTATCTTTATGAATTAAAAATTTCTTACTCCATTTAAGTACTGTTTTAATACTTATTTCATATTTCTCAAGAACAATACGTTTATGATATTTTTTAACTTCGTTATATTCTGTTACTATTTTTACTATAGTTTCATAACCATAATATATATTGTCTGCATTAATACCATATTTCTTTAACAATCTTCTAAGATAATTTTTATCTAATCGCCTAAATTCAGCATATTCAGGAATAGACATATCCATACGAATAAATTCACTTATAACTGCGCGATCTTTTTTAATCTGGAAATTTTCAGATAAAATAAGATTAAATGTAGGAAAAAGATGTAATTTTTTTGTTGTCATTCTTAGAATAAGAATAATTAATGATAAAAGAAAATGAAAATTATTACAATTATTAAAATGATAGAAGAAAAGAAAATATTACTATACATTATATAATCAGCTATACATAAACTAGATAAATATTTTCTTATCTTTTTTATCATAATATATCCTTTTTAATCTATTAAAACAGTTGATAATATCATTGATATACCTAACATAAAAGTCAACTGTAAAATAAGAATTGTTGTGATATATATTCTTAGATTTTGAATATCAATTTTTATTTTATGCAATGAATCGTGAATATTTTGATCATGAGATTTAGATTCAATGATATCATACATCATGTAAAGTTTAGAATTTAACTTTTCTAAGAAATCAGCTTTAGTCTTACTATCTTTCTCCATTTACTCAACTCCCTGTATAAAGCTGCTATTTTTCCTCTTTTAATGTATTTGTTTGTTAAAATTTGATATTATGGATGTCACGAGGTGATCATAGCCATATTGATATTTCCACTTATCCAAAATATCTTTATTTATATGATAACTATTTATAATTGCATTAATAGAAGCGCCAGGCAATAGGGATTCTGCAACAATTAATTTTTTCTGACGATCTGAAAAACGTGTTGTTGTTTTTACGTATTTTTTAGGTTGGTTATTCATTTCTTCTTCCCTGACTAATTCGAATACGTTGAAACTTTATTTCCTCTAATTTCTTTTGTATTTCCATAATTTTATCATTCAAATGAACAATAGAATGAGCCATATGAATCATAGTAGGATATGCCCAAGATTTATTAAGTTCATCAATATCAAACAACTTAATTTCTTTAAGAAGGTCTAACCATTTGAGTTCAAAATCTGTTAGTGTTCGATTGATATTTTTGATATCAAGTATTTCAATTGGTTCCATGTATGGAGTCCATTTAATTATTATTTATTGCATATTTCTTTAGTCATGACGTTCTTTCTTAATTATTATTAATCGCATATATAAATTCTTTTGAAGGGAAAAGAGATTGAGTTAATATAATGTCAACCTCTTCATCTGATAAAGATCGCTGTTTCATATTCTGAAATATCTCAGTTAAAAGCATCGTATAGAAATGTCGGGGTGCAATACGAGATTTCTCTATTTCATTTAAATAGTTATTTATTGATCTTTGTAAATCTTTTTGTTGTAAAAACATAATATAACTATCCACTTGTTTCATAATTCTTTTTCTATATTTATAAAATGAAATCATGATATCTCATTTGTTACTTTTAATTTAAAAAATTACTTTTCATCAACTTTTATTTTCTTAAATTCATTAGAACAAATAATAATACGTTCTGTTATAATTTTGATCAATTTTTTAATGGTATCAAAATTATCTTCTTCTTGATTAATTATATTTTTATGAACTGCATGAACTAACCGGCGAATTACATAAAATAAAAGTGTACCATAATTTTCAGCAGATGTCTTTTGATCTTTATCAATCTCATTACATATATAAGCCAAGCTAGATAAAGAATTTGCTCCTTCTAATTTCATATTTTCCTCCCTTTTTATTATTAAGCCCCATAATGTACGCAATTTAAAGATAACAAATATATAAATTAAAATCAATTTAATTTATCAGAAATGGTTTATTTTATTGAATTGATAATAGATAAAGAGAAAAGCGAAATGCCTTTATAATACATGTTCGGGACAAATCGGAGAATAATATTTAAAAGGTCTTACATTCGCTTAGAAAGATCATAAAAGATTATATGTGGAATTGTAAAGAAGGAATTTTATTCATTTTCACATTTCCACAAAAACTTCGCAAGTTTCTTACATTCAGAATGTATAAAATCAGCATCACAATAATTATCTTTTGCGTTAAAATCAACTAAATCATCAATTAGATCGCAATGAAAACCAACAGCCCATTTAGATTTATCGGTTTCATAATAATTATCTTTAACAATCCATCCTAAATTTGAAAAAGCCGTCCAGATGTCGACCTTAAAGTTAAATTTTTGCTCTACAAAGGCTGCATTCAACCATCTTTTTTTAAATTTATCATATAAAGGATGACTTGTAGAAATAGGAACAACACATGTTAGACTTAAAGATTTTGGAAACTGAAGAATGTAATAACTATATCTTGTTTTTTCATCTATATATTGTTTACAAGAAGATTCATTTTGCCAATTTGGATTCATATTATATATTTCTCCAGATATGATCTTTTAATTTATATATATCTTCATGAATTTCATCTATTCTTCTATGAATAAAATATAAATATAATAATATAGCTAAACACAAAGCTTCAGTATGTTTTTGGAACGCTAATGCTATCACTACTATCAAAAAACATATTGGTAAATACATTTTCTATTCTCGTCCCACAAACACATTAATCGCATCTAAAATCGATTTAGTATTATCGGGAACTTTATATGTTGTGCCACGGCCTGATTCATATGTATTAAGTAACAAATTTAAACATTTTTTAGCTTCATAAGATGCACTAATCCAGTTGCATAAATGTATCAATGTTTTTTCTTTGGCTTGTTTTGCTTCTTCTAATGAAGTATTATATTTTTTTTCTAAATTTTCGTATTTATGATTGGTCATAATAATTTTCTCTTTTTAATTTATTTAAATTTTAACAAACAAGATCTTTTCCTTGTTTAATTGGAGGAAACCATTCAATCTCAGTTACAGAATTAAACCAAAATGTCATTTCACGTGCATTAATTCTCATATTTCCTTTGGATATATTATTTTCTTTGCCATATTCACGAATTATAATATATAAAATCATAAATAATTTTTTCCACATGAAAAAAAATGATCTTTCTTCATTTTCATATTCATTAATTATTTTAATTAATTTATTTGCTATAACCAATTGATCTTTATTTGATAGTTTTTCATCAGAATAATTCATTTTCGATAAATTTATTTTATCTAATGATCTTCCCTGTAAATCTAATATTATCATTTATTGTTCTCCTTTTTTCCATTTTTTAGTTTTATTATCCCAAAATGTAATTGAAGTATCTGTTATATTAATTTCATTTATTAATCTTTTTTGTAAATCAGTTAAATACTCAATATCTTTGTGAAACCTATCAATATTTGTTAAAAATAATTGATAAATAAGACTATCTAAAATAGGACGTATACTATCAAGATGAAAATTTTTACTACCTTCATCATTTAATCGAGACTTTAATAATTTAATTGGATTAAAAGGGTCTTCCTCACCAATTTCTTCCCATTTCATTTTTCTTTTCCTTTTTCCTTATTTTGTTTTCTTTTTTACAACTTCATATCCATATAACTCGCTAGTTTCTTTTACCAAAATTGTTTTATCGTAAATTTTATTAAATTTATCAATTATATATTTAAAAATATCTTCTTTACTTTTTTCCGAGTAATAACGCCCAGCATCATATTTTTTCTTATAAACAATTTTAAAACATATATGTTCAAACAAAATATCCATTATTTTACTTTCAGCATCATAAAATGAAAGTTTATCAATTCTATTTAATAAATTTTGAACATCTTCTAAAAGTTGATCGTGTTCATTTTTAATTTGTTTACTTTTAAATATATTAAATATATTCATTATTATTCTCCTTTATCTTTATTTTCCAAACAATATTCATAATAACCTTTCATTTGAATTAATGTGGTATTTGATATTTGCTTTATTTCTTTTTCGGTAAAATCAGATTCTTTCATTGATAAAAAAGTATGATATAAAATTGCGATGTATTTATCTTTAATATCATAACCTTTTTCAGAAAATTTTATATTTAAAATATACTTAATTAATGCGCTGATGTTATCAGTCATTAAAACAAATGTTTTATCATCTTCACTTACAATAAAATTTTTACCCATTCCATTTTACTCTTCTTTTTCAATTTCATTCTCATTATATTCATCTGAAAAGAGTTCATATGCGTCTTCTATAATATCATTGCTTACTTTTTTTATCTCATTTTTCTCGAAGCCTAACCACAACATAGCTGTATAAGTATGTAATAAAAGAATTTCATATTTGTCTTTATCATTAGATCTATCATCTTCAAAATGTATATTTTCAATAAAATTTAGAAAATTTTTTATATGATTATCTAATAAGTTATAAATATAATCATTTATGCGTAAATTTTGTTCCATTTTTTTTCTCTTTTATATTTTTAATTCATATTAATCCATTAAAGTTGGAGAAACTTCAATTTCTTTATCTTTTACTATTTTTCCCCATAAATTTTCAAGTTCCATAATGAGAGTAAATTGTTGTGTTTTAAGTATCAAAGAACTTTCACGTTTCTCCCATTCATTTAATAATGCACGAATAATTGTATATTCTGCTTCAGCTAAAGAAATTGCTTCATTGTCTGCAAATTCTTGTGCAAATTCACGAATATGTTCTTGTAATCCTTCATTTAAGTTCCATTTTTCAGTCATAGTGATTCTCCTTTTTCTATATTTTTACCTTACTAAAAAAACAAACTTAAGTCAATACTCTTTTGTAAATTAACAGAAAATGATACATTAATTAAAATTTATTAAATTACAACAAAAGGGTGAAAATGTCCCACAGTGAACTAGACATAGAAACTATCAATGCCCTTATAAAGTCCATAAAAACGCGTATAGAGCTGATTGAGAAATTAGTGAACGAAACTACCAAAGAGATTAGTTCCACTCATATGGGCTCATTTGGTGAATGAATGTTAAGAGGAACTGTCCGATCAAATCGGACAGTTCGAGTTATGTTCTTAATTCTGTTTACATTTATCTCCTAAACTTTGCATTCCAAAATAAGCTTGAATAACATCATTTCCATCATCATTAAATTCCATTTTATAAATTAAATTTATATCTATAAATTTAAGTATTAACAAAGTTAATACTTCCTTTTGTTGTTCATTTAGTTGCAAATATAATTGATTTACATATATTTTTATATTGCAATTATCATTATAATGAAAAATATGATGAATATCTCTAAATAATTGTTTTTCTTCTTCATTATATAGTATTTTCTTATATTTTTCTGACTTTTTATATATATTGAATATACTCATTTTTATTCTTCTTCATTTTCAAGATCAAAATAGCTACTTGCATCTAATAATATTTTATCTGAAATTTGTCTTATTTCATTTTCTGTAAAATCAGAATCCCTCATTGATAAAAAGGTATTAAACAAAATTATTTCATATTTATCTTCAATTTGAAAACAGCCACGATGATCTTTATCAAATTCGATATCTAAAATATAAGCAATAGCAGATTGTACATAAGTTACTGCCATATCAAAGATTATATCATTTTTATGTACAAATATGTTTTTAGTCATTTTTCTTCTCCTTTTTGTCCTATTAAATCACCAACCCAAACAGAAATTTAGCAATTGTGTACCACATTAAAACAATCCCACAAACTATCCCTATAACAATTAGGCCTTTGTCCATTGATTTTCCTATATCCGTAAAGAAGATGAATATTAAGGTCAATCCTGCAATTGCTAAAATGTATTCCATTGGCTTAATTCGTTATCCATTCATGAAAAATCTTAATTAATTCATCTTCATTTAAATTTAATTTACGAAATTTGTTTAGCCATTTAAAATATGCAAAAATGTGAGAAATGTTAACAAAATCATTAGCTATAATATATGAATTAACATAATAATCTTCTAAATGTTCAAGAAAACAAAGATAATCTGATTCTGGATTAAAATCTGCATCAAATTTTTCATTTAAATAATTATGAAATATATTTATACTTTTATAAAATGTTAATATTTTATAATTCATTTTAACCATTTTATTTTCCTTTTTCATTGTATTAATTGGTTCCACTTTTTCGTCCCTTATCTTTTCTGTTGCATTTTCTTAATTAAATCATATAATATGGGACTTCTTTCCTTATCACTAATTAATAAATATTTCGTATTTATATCATTACTCCAGAAATTAGCTCTAATTTGGCTATATCTGTTAGCAAAGAAAAGAGTGATAGATGTAGGAAAATAAAATATTTCACTGTTTGTTAAAATAATTATGTTATTAACATAACTGCTTAAATCATCACCATTTTCTACATAATTAACGTTCTTATCATATCTTAATTTTAGCTGTCTATCAGTTCTTATCGTCTTATATTTTTTATCCCAAGCTAAATTACTTATAATAACATTTATATAATATAAAGATCCTTCATTAGTACATTTAATTGATATATTAGGATTTAGATAATCATCACTAACCATATATTGCATTAATCCTTTAATATTTTGTTCTAATTTAGTTTTTATTTCTTTAGGAGTCATTTTTTTTCTCTCTTTTTTTAATTTTTGTTCCACTGTGTAAAGGGATTATAGATATTGTCGTATATATTGCTGTGGCATATCAATTTTATGAGTTAATGCATCAATCTTCTCATTTAACATTTTGTCTAGATCTTTGATAAACTGTTCTAATTGAACAATTTTGTTAGATAAATCATCTATTTTTGTATAGAGCTCATTTATATGTTCCAGATTACCTTGTGCGATGAATCTGAGACCAGTGCTATCGTTATTAACCATTAGTTTTCTCCTTTTTAATGCTAAGTCCCTATGACTTATAGGTTGATCCTATCAAAAGGACAAACTTAAGTCAAACTTATTTTTATTAAAATAGGAGAAGATTCGGCTAAGTTATTAAAATGATTAGGATAAAAGTTGGAGAAAAGTAAAATAAAGTGGAGATGAAGGAGATTGATTTAGGAAGAAGAAAGCACGGAAAAAAGAGATTGTTCCACAGGAAAGAAGAGAGAGAGTACCACAAATATGCTTATTATCTGAATGAATAGAAGAGAAGAGGTAGCAGAAAAGTGTATCAAAACAACAGAGTAAACGCGAGAGATATGATATGGATAAAGCTAGGGAAGCGATAATGAGAATCATATCTCTCACACGTTTAATAACAGAAGAAAAATTAACCTACAAGAGTGAAAATAAATTTAAGCAAAAATTCGTTAGACTGTTTATATATGTAAATTCATATAAGTTAGAGATGATCTGCATAAATCCTACTTTGATAATCTTATCTTAATTAAAAGATAAAGGCCTTGTTAAAATAAGCTCTTTTCGTAAAATACGTAATTTACTAAGAGGAATAATTGTGGAAACATTGTCTAAGTGGAGCGAAGATTATTGACGCTTTTTAGGAGTCTAAGCGCCACACAAGATTGCGGGTTTAGTCGGGTGTTCGTTGTTAACGTAGTAGTGTTCGTAGATGACGAACCCGGACAAACTTTTTTTCTTATAAGTCTTATAAAATATATATATATATAATAAAAAAAAATATAAAGTGTTCGTAGTAGTAAGTACAGAGTGAGATAAGCTATTGTTGACTTATTGGAATGAGATTTTGAGAGAAATTTGACTAAATCGCACTGGCGACGAACATACAAACATAAATTGCCAAAATTTGTTGTTCATCTGCAAGGGTTTTGTTAAAAACTGTTCGAGAAGGCAAAAATAACGAACTACTACGAACCCAAGCACTGTGGCTAAACTTTGGCCACAAAGTGAAGTTTAGCATGAATTTTAGGAATGTCAAGAGCTATTTTTGATATTTTTATAGCGTCTTTAGCGAAATCCGCCAAAATGAGACTGCTCAAACGATATCTTAAAATTTTTGTGACCTTTTTGCAACAGAAAAATGCATTATTTTTCATTTTTTTTAATTATTTTTAAAAATAATTTATTTTAGAGTTAACAAATTGATACCACAAATTATATATAAACAATAAAATCTAATACAGAAAAGACTTTCAAACTTTTTGCTATAATATATTTACTATTATCACTCGCTGATGACGCTCAGAGGTGCTGTCTCTTCAGGATCCTGCAAATACTCAACCAAAGATTGCTTTACCGTCTGTGCATCAAGGCTATCATAGAAGCCCATTGTGGTGCTATCCTTCTCATACTGAAACGCAAAGGGCTCAACGTCAGTCACCACATCAGTATCAATAATCTTACTATCTTCATTGAAGAAGATAACCATGCAGCCAGGGTATGGAACATGAAGGGCTTTAAGATGACCCTTGTCTATTAGGAACTGTATAAAGTCTAAGCTATGATCTGGCATTGTTTATCTCCTGTATGATTGGATCATCTGAATCAATCGGTTGTATCTCTGGCGCAACATCTGCTTCCATAACTGGCAGATCCACAGTGGGCTCATCCCCCTTTTCCAATTCGATTTTCTGGGATTCAATATCAGAGGAAATTTCTGAAGGGGGGGGAGGCGAATTTATAAGATGGGACTCTATTTCTATGGCTTCGCCTAAAATTGTGTTCTTCTTTGCTTGCATCATCGCATCATACGACAACACCATCTTCATCAAATCATCCATGCTCATATTCCCAATTTCCGGACCCTGGGTAGTTATTTGGAATTTCTGGGGGGCTTTCTCTATCACATAGTCTAACAATAGCGCCATGGCCCGCATATCGCCTTCTAGGGCCTTCGTCATCAAAACCCCTGTTAACGATTCCCAATTATCCTGAGCTGCCTCAACTAATTGCAGCGCAAGATCATTCTTGGCATACATCAGTTGTTTGAACACGTTGGTTTTTTTCAGGGTAACAGTAGGACGTCTGCCTCGTTTTGACGCACTTACGATTTCATTCATGTTTTATTCTCTTTTATCTAAACTTTTAAGCTAATTGTTGCATTTTTGCAACAGTGTATTTATTCTCATATAAAGCAATAAATAAAATAACAACTTAAATGTCAGATATTGATTACACAGGTATACTCAACGAAATGGAAGAATCACAACGTGAGACTTTCATGGCGCAAGTATTCAGTAAGATCAAGGATATCAAACGCTGTGAGATTTCTTACTATGACTTTGCCAAGCAAGCATGGCCACAGATTGAAGGACAAGAGTTTAGGGATAACTGGCATATTGGAGCGATCAGTGAACATTTAGAGGCTTGCTCCAAGCGTCAGATCAAGAAGCTACTGATCAACATTCCTCCCCGCTTTATGAAGAGCACGCTTGTAGGGGTCATGTGGCCTGCATGGACGTGGATCAACATTCCTCATGAGAAATTTCTTTATGCTTCCCATGCAGCCTCTCTCTCATTTAGAGACTCTGTTAATTGCAGAAGATTGATTGCATCTCCGTGGTACCAAGAAAGATGGGGGAATAAATTTTCTCTAACAGGCGATCAAAATACCAAGGGTAGATTTAACAACACTGCTGGAGGGTACCGTATTGCCTCGAGCGTTGAGTCATCCTTAACGGGTGAAGGTGGATCGATCAGGGTGTTGGATGACCCTAATAACACCAACCAGATCTCTGATTTGATTTTAGACAATACGATTTTCTGGTTAACTTCCACTTGGTTTACGCGTAAGAACGATCCGGCAAATGACATCCTGGTTATTATCCAGCAAAGGATGAACGAGAAGGATGTCTCGGGTTACATCATCGAGCATGACACAAATGATGAATGGGTTAAACTTATTCTACCTATGGAATATGAGGTACCGAGGAAAAGCAAGACTGTGGTACTCCCTTCTACCGAAGGTAAGAAATGGGAAGATCCCCGTATCTTTGAGGGCGAACTTCTATGGCCGAGCTTCTGGGATGAAGATAAGGTTGCTGAGGGTAAGCGAGAACTCGGTAATGAGTATGCAGTTGCCGGACAGTATCAGCAAAGACCAGCTCCAATTGGTGGCGGTTTTATCAAGAAGGATTGGTTTAAGATCTACAAGGAAGTTCGTCCTCCCCATCTGGATTATGTGATTCAATCTTGGGATACGGCTTTCTCGATTAAGGATTCAAGTGATTATTCAGCCTGTGTAACAATGGGAGTATTTTATGATCACATGAAGATTCCTAATTTAATCTTGTTGAATGCTTGGCGAGGGAGAGTTGATTATCCAGATCTGCGGAAACTAGCTCAGGAGTTTTACAGGGATTATCGCAGCAAAGGTTTGGGATCAGTTGAGGCTGATGGCCAGCATAGACCTCACATGGTTTTAATTGAGGATAAGGGATCAGGCATGTCTCTGGTGCAAGACTTTAGGAAAGCGGGAGTTCCGGTGATCGGATTTGATCCCCGCAAACATGGGGATAAGATCACTCGTGTACAAAAGGTATCACATCTAATACAAGCTGGCAGGGTTTGGGTTGCAGCTATTCCTCCAAGCTATAAGAGCTTGAGACAATCAGCCCAGTTGCTTGTGGAATGTTGCACGATGTTTCCTGCGGGGAAATCTAGGGATATTGTGGATGCGATGACACAGATTCTCATTCGCTTGAATTTGAGTGGTTGGATTAATAGTCCTTATGATGAAGACAGCGGTGATACATCGCTTAGAATGAAGAAGATATTTTACTAATCAATTGATTTAAGTTTGTCCATGAGATAAGTTCTTAGAGATGAATAATAGATATGCATTTAATGAATTAAAGAGAAAGTATAGAGCAGAGCAAAAATTGTTTCACAGCTTGAAGGCTTTCTCTAATGTTTATTTTGAATTTGGTTTGCCAGCAGAGACGATTGCTTCTGTGGTGCAAAATAAAGTTGATGAATATATTAAGGAACATCTATGTCCGGAACTTAAATAAAAAGGAGAACAAGAATGACTGAAAAAATAGATGATGAAGAAAATAATACAGAATTAAGCTTTCTTGAAGAAATATCACGTTTGACTATTGAGATAGAATCAAATTATTTATGTCGAGAAACTATTCTTTCTGATATAAATAGATTGAGAAATATTATTGAAAAAAGAATTAAAATTATTATAGAGAATAAATAACGGAGTAACTGACTAAATGACTGAAATATTTACTATTAATATCAGCGACTATATACGAAAAGAAATGAGTAAAAATATAACAAATGAAATAGAATCTGAAAATAACCAGAAAAAAAGTGAATTAATTAAATCTATTTGGCATGAAGAATATATACATGAAGAATTTAGTAAATTAATTCGTCCTTTTGTTACAAATTTTGCAAATAAAATTTTAAAAAAATATGGCCAACAATTTGTGCACAAATTACCACATACTGAAAATAAAAGATCAGCTATCGCAGAATGGGAATATTTAATAATCCGATTTTTAATGAGTCATTGGATTGAACATACTAAACAAAAAAAGGACTTATTTGGTACACAACAAGAAGAAATAATTCGATTGATCGATGAGTTATGGGATCAATATGGTGAAAATATATATAGAAATATTACAAATGAAATAGATTGTGAAAATTTTAATAAGGAAAAGCATTAAGAAGAATAAGAATGATTAAAAGAAAAAAAATATCTGATAAAATAATAGAAGAAATAAATAATGATTTTGTTGAATTTCTTATGAAATGGATAAAAAAGGGTTATCCTGCTTTTTCCAATTGTGGTGACGATGAAAGATCAATTGTGGGATGTCTTTTTGATTATTCTCATCATGTAACGGGAAATTGGATTCACAAATTACACATAGTAGAGAAAGAGATATATAAAGAGCAGGCTAAAGAATGGAATGATTTCTTTAAAGAATATGAAAGAAAAATGAAAGAAGATATTTTGAAATTAATAGATGAAAGAGACAAGAAATAAATGAGACGTAATATTCGTAGAATAAGCACAGATAAATTAATGATCACCATTCCTAAGGCTTTTGCTGAACATCTGAATTACACCAGAGGCATGCCTATTTATATTTATGTGAAAAACAATTCTATGATTTTGAGTAAAAAGGAAAAGACGAATCCGAATCTTAAATTTGATTATTTTATCAAACGTAAGATAATTGAAATGGGCAATTATGGCACTTTAGGTATTACAATTCCCATTAAGATTACGCTCTTGCTTGAGTATTATCCTGATCAGGAAATTGATATAGCTTTGGATAAGGAAGATCTTTCTATTAACAAGTTATATGGGGCATGAAATGGAACGTCTAGAAATAGAAGACCTTACAGATGAAGAAGTTGCAGATGTGGTAAAAGAATTTATCCATGCATTTAATGTTAATATCGAAAAAGGATATAGAAATTATCAGATTTTAGATATCTGTCGTATGTTTTATATGAAAGAATTAATTGAAATGTTAGTTGCTGATAATGATAGTGAATCAGCGAAATCTGTTTTAAATGAATTATTAGAGATAAATAGAATACATGCAATGAATGCTATAGATATATATAGATCAAGTAAGTTAAATTAATAGAAAGTATTTACATGAAATTTCACTTACATACTAATGAATCAGATAAGGATCGTATTGATAAACAGCATCAAATACTTAAACGTTTTTCTGATATGATAGATTTATTGTATACAGATTTTGAAAATAACAATGATAATCGATTTATAATTCAACAATGTCTATTTCAAATAGTACTATCTATGATTATACAAGATAGCGTGGTAAAATTAGATGAGGAAGAAAGAAAAATCAAAATTAATTATTTGGCTTCTGAGGTAAAAAGAGTTGCATTCAATTGGTTGAGAGACTTTAAAAAATTTAATAATCAGAATAAACAAAATCACTAAATCCTAATCCTTCAACACATATCTCTTAATCTTATCTGCAAAATCATCCATGGGTAAGCATTTGATTATTGTGGTACAAAATTTCTTCATATCTTGAATGAATTGCGGTTCTTCCTTGGTAAAACTAACCCATATTATAAAGGGAATAGGAAAGGTTTTTTCCTCCTCAAATGTTACAGGCTGAAAAACACTATTCTCATTTACCTTTTTCACGGTTAGCTTTTTTTTATGTAGAATAACAAAATAGTTCTTTTCCTCACTGTAAGCTAAGAGAAAGAATTTATCTTTATTTATGAGATTATTGATCTTTTCGTAAAGTTCATCGAAATTGATGGTAGGAATGGGTTCTATCTTTTTCTTTTTTGTTTTTCTTTTTATTTTTTCCATTTTCCCATCTCTATTTTATAATTAATTGTATTTTGCAAAAGAATATGCCATTTATATAATAATAGGTCAAATACAAATTTAACTTATATAAAATTATATTAAAATAAACAATAATCATAAAAATAAATAAGATAGACGAAAGCTGTTTAAATGGCGCAATCTCCTTTCTTTATGGGTATGAACGAACAATCTGCAAATCCGATTATGCAGCAAAACATGGAGCTTCCTTTGCTTCCTCAAGAGGAAGCCGAAGATCTAACAGAAACACCTGAATTTGAGATTCCACAAGATGCATTTAACGAGAACTTAGCTGATAAAGTTAAGGATTCCGTTTTATCAGGCATAGCTGCCAATATCATTACCGCCATTGAGCAAGATAAAGAATCAAGAATGGAATGGGAACAGGCATATCTTAAAGGAATGAAGTATCTGGGATGGAAATTGGAAGATTTCAAAGATATTCCTTTTATGTCTGCCTGTCGTGCATTTGATACAACTTTATCACAGGCCGTTATTACATTTTTTGCACGGGTTAGAGGTTATCTATTCCCCCGTTCTGGTCCGGCAGATTTTAAAATTAAAGGGATTGAAACACCAGATGAGGAAAATCGCCGTATTAGACTTAAAGAATTTATGAATTATTATCTCAGTAATGAGGATAAGGATTATGCGGCAGAAAATGATCGTTTGCTGATGTATCTTTCCATAATCGGATGCTGTTTTAGGAAAACCTATATCGATCCGATTAAAAAAATGCCGATAACACGGTTTATTGATCCTCAAGATCTAATCGTGAATAACAATTGCATCAGTTTACTCAGTTCTGATCGTATTACCCATAAGATAATGCTTTCAAAGCAGGAAATTAAATTACGTCAGTTATCAGGATATTATCGCGACATTGATCTTCCAGGTATCACACAACATTCTGATGATGAAGATAATACAGTTAAAGCTTTGCAATATATGGAAGGTATTAATCTGAATGTATATGAAAAAAACAGTTTATATGAAGTTTATGAATCTCATGTTTATCTAGCTTTAGATGAATTTGATTATTTTGAAAACAACTCTGAGAAAGTTTCCCTTCCTCTGCCTTATATTGTAACCATTTGTGTTCAAAATCAAACCGTATTATCTATTCGCCGTAATTGGAGAAAAGATGATCCACATTTTGGTAGAAGAGAATGTTTTACCCAGTGGAACTATCTACCTGGTTTAGGCCTATATGGTATGGGACTCACTCAATTAATCGGCTCTAACTCTGTTGTTCTAACATCCGTCTTAAGACAATTGGTTGATGCTGGAACCTTAAAGAATTTTCCTGGAGGATTGAAATCGAAGGGTCTTCGTATTGAAAATAATGATAAAGCAATTGGACCATCAGAATTTCTAGATGTGGAAACAGGTGGTCTTCCCATCCGTGATGTCATTATGAATATGCCTTATGCTGGAGCAGATATTGTACTTAAAGAATTGAGAAATGAGCTGATGACTCAAACTCAAATTCTAGCAGCTACATCAGAAAATCAAATTGTTGAAAATAACGTTAATGCACCTGTACAAACGACACTTGCATTACTTGAGGTAGTTAATCGTACTCCTGGTGCTATCTTTGAAGGATTATATCGTTCGCTCAGTAATGAACTTGGAATTATGTATGATCTATTTGGGGAAGTGTTACCCGATGAACCATATCCCTTTAAAGTACCCGGCCAAGAGCTTGCAATTATGCGAGCTGATTTTAATGATAAAATGCATATCATTCCTATCGCTGATCCACAAAATACAACACAATCGCAAAAGATATTTAAAGCAAAATATTTACAAGAAGCAGCAATTGCTATGCCTCAGTATTTTAATATCCGTGAGGTCTATAAACGCATGTTACAGGCCATGACTATCGATAATATAGATGATGTTCTTATACCTGCACCAGAGGAAGCTGTTCCTCTTGATCCGATTTCTGAAATTATGAATGCTATTGTTGGAAAACCGATAAAGGCCGCGATTTGGCAAGAACATGATGCACATATTGTTACAAAAACAGCAGCTTTAAATAATCTAGAGATTCTAAATGGTATGCAAGAAAATATGAGACATCAGTTTATAAATATAATCTCTGCAAATATCCAAGAACATGTCGCGATGAAATTATTAGTTGACATGCAAATGAAGATGGGAATGCAAATGCCTGATATGCAAATGTTGCAAAACCCTGAAGTACAAAATCAGATTGCACTTCAGGCGGCTCAGATCGCTCAAGCTGAGATGCAAAGACAAGCAGAAGAACAAAAAGCAAATACGATTGATCCAAATGCCATAATGATGGCAGATATTGAGCAAAGAAGAGAAGCAGCTCATCTTAAAGATGAAGAAACTAAATTAAGAGCAAAAACAGATATTCATAAATCACAATTGAAATTTGAAACTGAAAAACTTAAGATGAAAACACAAAAAGAAATTTCTGAAGAAAAAAATCACAAAGAAGAAGTTATTGCGCATCTTAAACTTAAGAAACAAGGGCGCCATTAAATAAAAATAAAAATCATATTAATTTTTATAAATGAAAGGAATTGTTATGAAACAAGATTTTGATGAACAGCACTATTTTGCTGGATATCCTGGTGAAGACTCAATGAGAGAAAAAGCAAAGCGTTTAATGCTTGAAGAAATGATGACAACTGCGATGAATAAGCCTTCGAGTATCACAGCTCCAGGACGTGAGAAAATGCGTCTATATAAGGAAGGTGGGCATGTAAAGAAGCATCATAAGCATTATCGTGATGAGCATAAGCACCATCACAAACATCATCATGGTCATCATGAAGGTGGAGAAATGCATCATCATGGACACCATCATCATGATGGGGGAGATGTGCATGCTTATGAACATGAAGCAATCCATCCATTCCATGGAGAAGAAGCAAGACATCACTCCTCATATAAGCATGGTGGAGAAACACACTCATATGAAAGAGGTCCAGGATATAAACATGGCGGAAAAGTACATCACAAACATCATCATGGCCATCATAGCCATCATGAACATCACGAACATCACGGTCATCATGAGCATGGATCTAAGGAAAGGAAAAGGGCACACTTACATCATTTGCAAAGAGAAGGACTACATAAAACCGAGCATGCATTGGCAAAAGAAAGAAAGTTATCAGATGGTGGATATTTAATGCCACGTACGCATCCTAAAATGGGACATCATCCTGAAACACATCAACGGCAAACTTATCGTCAAGATTATGCTCCCAAGAATATAGAAGGTGGCCAATTAACCAATCTTCATATTCCAACGCCTAAATTGAATGTAGAAACGGTAAGAGAATATCAACATATGCACAAAGGAGGACATATGCACAAACCTTCACACCATAAAAAACATCACCACAGTCACCATAAAGTTAAAAGGGCAACAGGTGGTACGGTTTATGAACATGAAATGAGAGGCGTACATCCTGCTTCTCATTTGACTAAAATAAATTATGAAAAAGATATGAAGGGAGTAAAGCCTGTTCATATCCCAAATATGGCAGGTAGTTCCAGAAAGAATCCAGGAGCAATGGATGAATCCTTTGGTTCTGTTTTCCATAAAGGTGGAAAAGCTTGCAGAGGCGGTCATATGGCAAAAAAAATGGCAGCTGGAGGAGCCGGTAAAGTTCGTAAGGGAGTTGCCGATAAATTCGGTCGTCCCAATCTACATAAGTTAAAAATGGGATATTAGTATATAGAATAATTATACTAAATTATAGACGCCTGCCTAAAAAGCAGGCGTTTTCTTTTTATATGTTGCAAAAATATCACTTTTAGTGTTGCATATTTGTTACACTTAGTTATAGTTGAAGTTGCAAAGATAAAAATTAATAAATGATCAAATTTTACGAACTTATTTTACAACGCATTCGCGATCAACAAGATCAATACATTCATCGATTAACTAATGGATCTCTCCAAAATTTTGAAGATTACCGTGATTTAAGCGGAAAAGTATTCGGCTTAAAGCAAGCAGAAGAAATCATCAAAGATGTTTTCGCAGATATTCAAATGCCAAACAAAAATTAGAAAGCAAAAATATGGTTGATTCAACAACAAGTTTTATTGAACCCTTTGAAGAGCAAATAGCTAAAGATTTTATTCGAGAACAACTAGATTTTGAACCTCCAAAACCATGTGGATATTACATTTTAGTAAAACTTTATATTCGTCCTGAAGAAATGAAAACAATAACAACAGAAGATGGAAAAGAAGTGACTCTTTATGCACCTGATTCAGTACGTGCAGAAGATCGTTTTAGAACTTGTACTGCTCTTGTATTGGCTTTGGGGCCAGAATGTTATAAAGGAGAAAATTTTAAAGAATCAGGTCCATGGTGTAAAGCAGGAGATTGGGTTGTTATCCCGCGTAATGAAGGCACTCAAATTATGTATAACGAGCATGTCGTACATTTAATTCCCGATGACCGCATACTCATGGTCATTCCAGATCCCACGATTGTAAGACGATGTTAAATTAAAATGAAGGAAAAGAAATGCAAGATACAGTGGAAAAAGACTTTTCACCTCATGTTGAAGAAATTGAACAAGCTCCAGAAGTTCAAAGTGAAATTCAAGAAGATATTCCGGAAAATGAACCGGCAGATAATGTGGAGCAAAAAGAAGAAGCTGAACAAGAATTTTCTGAGCAAGACACGTCAAAAGACTTAGATAAAAAATGGCGTGAACAAAAAAAGAAACTTTCAAAAATTCAACGAGAAAAACACCGTATTGCGGCTGAGGCAGAACAACTCAGAATTGAAAATGAAAATTTAAAGAAATTTAATCATACTTCGAATCAAGCATCTCAAACTCATTACGAAAATTCTTTAAAATTAAAGTTAGAACAAGCAAAAGAAAATAAAAGAAAAGCTCGAGAACTTAATGATATTGAAACTGAAATCATAGCTGATGAAGACTTGGCTTCTGTTGTAGCTGATATCCGATCAATGGAAAATTGGAAAGCTCAACAAATGATTCAACAATATGAAATTGAACAGAATCAAAAGCAAAATGCTGAAAGACAATCTCATTATGATGATTCTCATTATGAAACAAATGATCAAGCTGATCGTTGGATTAAACAAAATTCATGGTTTAATGAAAAATCCCCTCATTATGATCCTGATAAAGCAGAAGATGTTTTAACTTATATAACGACATTAGATGCGAATTTAGCCAAGCAAGGTCGAGATGATGAATATTTCACGAAGACTTATTTCGATCGAATTAATAGTTATGCAAAACATTACGATCAACAACGATATGACACAAGACAACAAAGAATGTCTGCCATTCCAGAGGTAGCACCTGTGAGACGAACATCTATGAGTAAACAAACTCAATTTGACAAGATGAATTTAACTGATGATGAAAAATTCATGGCTCGTAATTCTGGTGTATCAGAAGATGATTGGAAAAAAGCTAAAATTGAAGACATTAAAAAGCAAACTGAAAGAATGAAATTTCAAAATCCCATATATTAGGAGAGAATAAATGACGAATGACAAATCACGCATCGAAGATTCAAGATCAGTGGAAACAAGAGACGCTAATATTCGCAAACATTTAAGAATGGAATATCAAGATCCACTTTATTTTGATCCAGCAGATATACCTCCAGATGTTGAATACAGATGGATTAGAGAAAGTGTTTTAGGAAGACCTGATCCATCTCGACTTTCATCCATGAAAAGAAAAGGATGGGAACCTGTTCCTATTTCTCGTCATCCAGATCGTATGATAGATACTAATTCCTCACATTTACCATCTCATTTAAAAGGATGTATCTATCATGATGGACTTGTCGCTTGTGAACGATTGAAAGTTTATTGTGATATGGAAAGAGAAAATGTGAATAAGGAAACTTATAAAACTCTTACAGGTACTCCTGGAACAGATCATCTTATGAGTGATCCAATGATGCCGATGAAAGTTTATTTTAATGAGAACAGTATTTTGAAAACTGAAAGAAAAGGTTCTTTTGCAGATGACTAATAGAGTGTTGCAAAAATACAACATTTGATTCAAATTTTAATTAAATACAATTTAGATTTGAACTTATTCCTTATATTTTTTAGATTGCATATAATTAAATCCTTCATACAGAAAAGGGGAAACTATGAAAAAACTAATTTTAGGAATATCTATTATCGCTTTCACGACATCTGTTTATGGTGATGCCACTGAATCTAAGCAGTCAGATGCACCAACTGTTGAGAAAAAAGAAATTAAGAAAGTCGAAGAATCAAATTTACTCGGATTTAAAATTTTTGGTGAAACATCGACAAATCATTATGTACATAGCATGAAGCGAAGAAATGAGAATGAAGGTAAAGGCCGTGGAAATCATTTAGCCGTTGAAGATTCTCGTATTAATATCGAGGTTAAAGGAAATTATCTCGACCATGAGATTGGATTTCTAATTGGAATCACAGGTAATGCAAGTGAAGGAAATAATCCAATTGAAGAGAATAGAATAAAAATCAAAGGAAATTGGGGAACGATTCTTGCTGGTGATACAAAGAGTGCATCAGATTTTATGAGTGCTGACACGAGCTATTTTTCTGGTGGAACTGGTGGTGTTCTTGGTAATTATAAAAATGTTATCAATGAAACAACTGGAGCAATATTATCAACAGATCTCTTGCATAAATTTACTCCAAAAGATCAAACAAAGTTAATTTATGTTTCTCCAAATATATATGGATTTCAAGCTGCTTATAATTACATTCCCGATGGTGCGCATAAAGGTGAACAAAAATTAATGACTCATTCACCTACTTCAGCAGGACTTTCTACTATCTCTTCTGATAAGAAATTAAGTGGCCAGAATTTGCATGAATTTGTCGTAAAATTTAATAAAAAAGACTTTTATAATGTTAATATCGATTGGTCTACTGCATTTATTACAGGAAAGATGAGAAATCTGCAAAATTCATTTGCTATGATTTGCCAAAAAGAAAGAGTAGCCAGAGGATTAACAACAGATGCTTCAATTGAGCGTCATAATTTGTCCTCTTATTCAACAGGTCTGGTTTTATCATATAATGGATTTTCAATTGGTAGCGAATATGTAAATAACCGTAATTCAGGTCAGTTAAAAATCTTGAATAAGGCAAATTTAGGTAAGATTTGGACATTGGGTTTAGGATATAATGATGATACCAATAGTATAAGCTTAGTATATCTAAACAGTAAGCGCCATTTGGGAAAGTTTGAGGAAACTCACTTCGGACATGCAAGAGCTGATAATTATGCTCTAACTTATGATCGCCATATTGTTTCAGGATTTACTTTATATGCTGAAGGTTTATTAGTGAATCATAGAAACTCAAATCAGAGCAATTTACAGAATTGGCACACTGCATTTAATGGATTTGATGGTGATGTTATTCATTCAAACAAAGGTAAAATTCTTATTACTGGTGCTCGAATTAACTTCTAATTTAATTATCTCAATTTAAACGATTTAAGAGCGGTTTTAATAGCCGCTCTTTTTTTATTTGCCTTTATGTGAATCTGGTGTGATATTTATATCACGTGACATTTTTATCACACCATTTCAGGCGAGGCAAGTATGAGTTTTATTAATATCTTTGGTGGAACTACTGTTCAACCAGCTCTTATATCTTATTTGAGCATCAATCCTTTTACAGCAAATGTAACTTTAAGTTGGCCATCTCAATTCCAAGATGTAAATAATGTTGTAGCCAATATTATTGATATAAATCCGAGTGTTGGTGGGTTATCCATAACTATGCCGGATGCAACTCAGACATCTGTGGGGCAAACTGTTATTTTTAATAATGTGGGGAATCAAACCGTTTCTATTCTGAATAATACAGGTGGTGGTATCACCACAATTGCTATGGGAAGTATATATTATATATATTTGATTGATAATACGACTGTAGCAGGAACATGGCGTGTTATTCCTTTTGGGCTTGCTGTAGGAAGCGTTGTAACATCTGTTGCGGCTGTATCAGCTACAACACCGGCATTGACGATAGCAGGTAGTCCTATTACATCTACAGGTACATTTACATTTACTCTTGATGCAGATCTAGTTGCTTTAGATTCTTTTGCTGCGGGAACAGGAATTGCAGTTAGAACTGGTGCTGGCACGTGGGCTTTACGCAGTATTGTCGCTGGAACAGGCACTACAATAACAAATGGAAATGGTGTTGGAGGAAATCCTCAAATAGCCGTAAATACGAATTTAACTTTAAGCAATTTAACTGTTGGTAATCTTAATCTTACAGGAAATACAATATCATCGACATCAGGAGTAATTAATATATTTCCTGCTGCTGGTCAAAGTTTATTATTAGGTTCAAATGTTTCTCATGTAACAATTGATACAAATAATAATATAACAAATGTTAATGCTATTACGGCTACAACCGGTAACATTACAACTATAAATTCAACGACAGGAAATTTTGGCAATCTTTCGATTGCAGCAAATACTATATTATCAACTTCAGGAGTAATTAATATATTTCCTGTTGCAGGACAAAGTTTATTATTAGGTTCAAATGCTAGTCCTGTAACAATTGATACAAATGATAATATAACAAATGTTAATAAGATTACAGCTGTAACAGGAATGTTTGGATTTCTTTCTAATTCAGGGAGTACAATATCATCAACATTAGGTGCAATTAATATATTTCCTGCTGCTGGTGCAAGTTTATTATTAGGTTCAAATGCTTCTCATGTAACAATTGATACAAATAATAATATAACAAATGTCAATACGATTACAGCTGCTAATTATATAGCAACTACATCAATTTCGGCTACATTCAGTTTTGCGCCTATTGCTAGAGCATGGGTTTATTTTAATGGTACAACAGGAGTAATTACGAATTCATTTAATGTTACCAGTGTTACTGTAAATTCTACTGGAAGTTTTACAGTAAATTTAACAAATCCTGCTCCTTATGTTAATTATATAGTTACTGGAAGTACCTTTGCAGTTCCTACTCTCACTATTCTTCAACTCGGTGCAATTTCTACAACTAATTTTATTTTACTAACTTTCAATGCAAGTAATGTTGCAACAACTCCCGGTGCTGTGAGTGCTGTAGCATTTTGGTAATTTTTGATTAATTTAACAATATTAACTATTATAACAATATAACATCTAAATTAATTTATAAAAATATCATTTTACTAGTTGACATCTCAAAAAACGAAGTAAATAATTAAAATTATAAAAAAAATAAGTCGGACAGAGACGAACAACTGTCGGATTTCAAATCTAGATTCCAACTCAATCTAATTTCCCAAGAGTGACATGTTTTAAATAATTTTGAGTACAGTTTTGTGACTCAATAACTGTGGAGATATTTATGTCATACGGAACAAATGCGCCCTTTGGTTTAAGGCCAACATATATGTTAACTGGCGCTACATGGAACAATCAAACTTCTGATTATCAAATAATTTCTGCTTACGGAACAAGTTTATTTCAGGGTGATCCTGTAACTTTTTTGAATACTGGTGGTATCGGAATTGCTGTCGGGGGTGCCTCTGGCAGTCAAGGACCAACTCTTGGAGTCTTTATGGGTTGCACTTATTTATTAAACGGATCTTATGTTTATGCACCTTATTGGCCTGCAGGAACAGTCCCAGATAATGCTACTAATGCAACGGCATTTGTCATTGATGATCCAAATGTTGTTTTTGATATACAAGTAGCATCAAATGCAGGTGCAATGAATCCAACGATTGTTCAAGCAAATATGGGTCTCAATGCAAACTTTGGTGTTGGTGGTGCTGGAAATCCAGCTGCTGGTTCTACTGTTACAGGGCAATCAGCCTATTACCTAATCTTTGAAACTCTTACTCCTGGTACTGGTGCTACGTTAAACCTCAAATTACTGAGATTTACCCCCAATCCTCTCAATGTTCCAGGAGCAAATTACAATAACGCGCTCGTCATTATCAATAATCACCAACTTAAGGGTGGTACTGGTACTGCTGGCGTTTAATTTAAACAGGAGATTATAATATGGCAATTAATACCGGTGCGATAGCCAATCTTTTACGGCCAGGTCTATCGGCAGTTTTCGGATCTTATCCGATGTATCCATCACAATGGTCAGAAATTTTTGATGTGTACGAATCAGACAAGGCAGTTGAAATCGAAGTCGAAATGAAAATGCTTGGGCTTGCTCAAATTCGTCCAGAAGGTTCTCAAACCGCAATGGATACCATGGGGCAACGTATTATCACGAATTACCAACACAAATATATTGGATTAGGATTCGTAATTACTCGTCAAGCTATTATGGACAACCTATATAAGACAAGGTTTCCAATGATGGCAACAGCTCTTAGAGATGCATTGGCACAGACCAAGGAAATTCTAGGCGCTGCCGTTTTAAATAATGGCTTCAATGCTGGATTTCCCATAGGTGATGGTCAGCCTCTCTTTTCGACTGCACATCCAATTGATGGATCCACATTTGCGAATACATCCGCTGTTGCAGCAGATTTGAATGAAGCATCATTAGAATCAGGCATTATCACGATTCAACAGTTTAAGAACCAAGCTGGATTGATCGTACAGACAAAGCCTAAGAAACTTATTGTTGCACCACAAAACCAATTCGTGGCGGAAAGGCTTTTGGCCAGTTCGTTCAGGACAAATACTGCCAATAATGATATTAGCGCGATCTACAATGTGACAGCAATACCTGAGGGATATCGTGTTAACCAATTTCTAACCACAACGGCAGGCCAGGCTTGGTTTGTGCTCACAGACGCTCCTGACGGTTTTAAGCATTTCGTTCGTGAAAAAGTAGAAACTGATGTCTACACCGATTTTTCAACCGACAACCTTCAAGCCAAGGCGATAGAGAGATATTCCTTCGGAGTATCAAACCCTCGCGCAGCTTACGGTAATGTCGGAGTATAGTATTGATAAATTTAAACAAGGTTAGGTAGCATATGTCTGTAACAGGACCAACAATGTTTACAACTAATCTGCTGATTGCAGATAGTAATTATACCTTAAGTGGAACACAAGAAGTTCTTGTAAAACCTACAACTGTTGCATGCGGTATTGAATTACAATCGACATCAACTGCCCTTTGTATATCACGTTTAACAGGTGCAGAAATTGCTGCATTAGCTGCTGCTGGCACTGCAACCAATGGTATGCTTGCTTACAATACAACCACGAATGCCTTTAACTATTATGTTAATGGCTCATGGACAGCTAGTTCTGGAGCTGGAACGATTACTACTCCTGGCGTGACAACTGTGAATGCAGTTGTGCTGTGGGGCAACACTGTTGGTACACAGCTTTTAAATTCAACTGTATTAATATCTGCTCTTGGAGCAATCACAGGCGTATTGGATATTGATAGTGCTAGTGGATTAGTTGGAGATCCTAGTTACGCTTTTACAGCCAGTACAAGTACTGGTATGTGGAGTAGTGCAGCAAATACCGTTGATTTTTCTACAAATGGCTTGGAAGCATTGCAAATCTTACCTGTAGCATCCGCTGTTAATTGGCTTGCTATTAGCCCTTCTGCTACAAATACTCCTGTTCTTTTGTCTGCTCTTGGTACTGATACGAATATTGGTATTCGTCTCATTCCTCAGGGTACAGGTGGTGTGGTTGTTCCTGTTGGTACAGCTACTCATCCTGGAGTGGTATTTACCGGTAGTTTAACAACTGGTATGTTTTCGAGTGCAGCAAATACCGTTGATTTTGCAACAAATGGACTTGAAGCGCTACAAATTCTACCTGTAGCTTTGGCTGTTAACTGGTTAGCAGTAAGTCCATCAGCTACAACTACTCCCGTTCTTTTATCTGCTCTTGGAACAGATACAAATATTGGTATACAACTTGTTACTAAAGGAACTGGAAGTGTTATTGTGCCTAATGGTGCAGTTGCTACTCCATCAATCGTATTTACTGGTAGTCCAACAACAGGCATGTTCAGAAGTGCTGCAAATACTATAGACTTTTCCACGAATGGTTTGGAAGCATTACAGATTCTACCTGTCGTTGCTGCTGTTAACTGGCTTGCTGTTAGTCCTTCTGCAACTACAACTCCTGTTCTCTTATCCGCTCTTGGTACTGATGGAAATATTGGAATAGAATTTGTTACTAAAGGAACTGGTGGAGTAATACATCCCGTTGGTGCAGTTGGCACTCCTGGTATTACATTTGTTGGCGATTTAACATCTGGTTTATATCATGTTGGAGCTGGTGTAATAGGTGCTTCAATATTAGGAACAGCAGTTGGACAATGGTCAGCCAAAGGTATTTCGATTGGTCAAACTGCAAATACGGATGCAACTCCTCCAACTAATACAATATTTATTGCAAATGGTACACCTCCTGCTGGATCAGCGCCAGCTGATTCTATTGAAATATATTCAACTGATGCAGTCAGTAATGCTGCAACTGTTACTACTTTGGGACTTGCAGGAGAAGGTTCTCCAGCTGTAGCAATCGCTATTACAGCCGGAAATTTAACTCGCAGTATGCCAATTGTAGTTAATGGCGTGACTTATTATATCCCATTGAGTTTGGTACAATCTTAACAACAAGAAAGGAAAGAAGATGGATACAAATATAAGAGAAGCTAAATTGAAAGAGTTAGAAGATGATATTAATAAACAAAAAGAATATCATATAAAACTAAGTACAGAAATTGAGAAAGTATCAAGTAATATTAAAACATTGGATGGAGCAATTCAAGGTTTTAAACTTGCTATGCAAATGGAACAAGATGAACTCAAATCTTCTGATGCTCATAATACTGGAACCGTTACGGATATTGTTGAAAATAAATGAGACCTCGAGTTATTACCTGGCCTGTTGCTAGTGCTACTTCAATTTCTGCTCTACAAACACTAGCAGGGGCCGGTAACTTATTACTTAATGGTTCTTTAAATACTTCTGGTAATTACACTTCACACGTAACATATCCTGGATCATTAGCTATTCCACTCATTATTTTCTCAGGATATACAAGAACAATCACACTTACTTCAACAAACAATCTCAGCGGTGTTAATTTTACAATTAATGGTATTTTAAATAATGCACCTCTTTCAGAAGTTTTAGCAGGTCCTAATAATAATACCGTAACATCTGTTAATGCATATGATGCTATCACTAGTATTTCAACAAATGCAGCCGCTGCTGCGGTATCTGCTGGTACCGGAACAACAGGCCGTACTGCATGGATTAGTTTTGATTATGATATGCTTGTTCCTAATTATTCTGTTCAAGGAGTTGTTACAGCTACTACAATTAATTATACCTTATTTCTTACATTAGATGATCCCAATGTAGTTACAACTCCAACTGTTTTTTCACCAGTTATGGCATTAACAGGTGCGACAACGAGTCAATTTGCAAGTTTAACGAATCCCATAAATTATATGAATATTACGATTAATTCATCAAATGCTACGGGAGCATTGGTTGCAACATTCTTACAACAAGGAATTGCATCATGAGTCGAGCAAAAAAGATGTTTATACAAGGCGCTATAAAACATCCTGGTGCTTTGCATAAAGAATTACATGTACCAAAAGGAGAAAAGATTCCGGTTAAAAAATTAAAAAAAGCAACTCATTCCAAAAATCTTTTACTTAAGAGAAGAGCGATATTAGCGCAAACACTCCGTCATCTCCCAAGGCATCATGGACCACGGTAATGGGTAGAATATGTCTACATCTGGAACGTTCAATTTTGGATCTACTATAAATGATCAATTTATAATTGATGCATATGAACGTTGTGGCATTCTTCCAGATTTAATTACAGCAGAACAAATTCAATCAGCACAAAGATCTTGTAATCTACTTCTTTCAGAATGGATTAATAGAGGATTGAATTTATGGACAGTTACTCAAGAAAATTTGAATCTTAATGCAAATCAAGCTGCTTATAATCTTCCTTTTCCAACAAGTGATATATTAGAAGCAACAATTCGTACATCCCAAAGACCTCTTGGAGGCACTGCATTCTCCAGTGCAGGGGGTGTAGCGCAAAATGCTTTTGATGGTAATCCAGCGACAGCTTGTACACAAACTGCCCCAAATGGTTATATAAGCTATAATTATGGAAATAATGTTATGTACGGCGTTCAAATGGTTGGAATCCAATCGAATGCTACCTTAACTTATACTCTTGTTGCTGAATATTCACCTGATAATATCAATTGGTTTAACGCAATAACAATTCCTGCACAAACTTTCACCATAGGTCAAAATCTATGGTTTGTTGTACCTATTCCAACTCCTGCTCAATATTTCCGTGTTCGTGAAACAGGTGGTGCAACACTTAATGTTCAAGAACTTTTTTTTAATACTGTTATCCTTGATATTCCAATAACTC